CGCGAGGCGCTGCGCGAGCTGGCGATGCGCAAGCGGCTCTATCCGCGGTGGGTCGAGAAGGGCGCGATGACCGCGAAGGATGCCGCTCAAAAGATCGCGCTCATGGAGGCGATCGCCGCCGACTACGCCAAGTTCACCGAGAAGCTGCTATGAGGTCCGTGCTGCCTGAGCGCCTCGAGCGCGGCAGGTTCACCAGCGGCCGGCTGGCGAGCAATAGCTCCTACGGTCCAGAGGGCGCCTTCCGCATCCAGGGGCCATGCGGCGAGGAGCTCACGATCATCGCCAGCAGCGGCCAGTTAATCGCCGCCCGCGGGTGGGAGCACGTCAGCGTCTCGCTACGACGGCGCAATCCAAACTGGCAGGAAATGTGCTTTGTCAAAGACCTGTTCTGGGACAAGCACGAGACGGTCGTGCAATTCCATCCCGCTGAATCGGATTACGTCAACAATCACGCGCACTGCCTGCATTTGTGGAAGCACAAAGACGGACACGCGCTGCCGCCGTCGTTGCTGGTCGGCGTCAAGGCGCTTGGAGTGCTGGCATGACCAACGTGCTCGCCCTCGACCTCGCGACCGTCACCGGCTATGCGCGCGGCGTCGTCGGTGGCACGCCCATCGCCGGCTCGGTGCGCTTCGGTACGCGCGAGGCGAGCGACGGTGAGGTATTCGGCCAGGCCATCGGCTGGATGAGCAAGCTGTTGGCGATGCAGGCGCTGCCGGACGTCATCGTGGTCGAGGCCATGCTGCCGCCCGGCGCCAAGGTCGGCGCGACCAATTCCTCGACCCGCGACCGGCTCGCCGGCCTGCACGCCATCGTCCGCGGCGTCGCGCATATCCGCGGCATCAGCGAGATCGCCTGCTATTCGGTCGGCGACATCCGGCATCATTTCATCGGCGAGCGCAGCTTGCGGCGCGCGCAGGCCAAGGCGGCGATCGTCTTGCGCTGCGAGATGCTTGGCTGGCAGGCCGTGGACAATAACGCTGCAGATGCGTTGGCCGCCTGGTCCTTTGCCTGCTCGCTCATCGATCCGACGCAGGCGCTCAAAGTGTCGCCGCTGTTCAACAAGCAACTGCGGGTGCATGTGCAATGACCGAGCGCTACCAATGGACCTATGCCTATGCCGCGCGCGGCGAGCGGCTCGAGGATTTTCTGCGGCTCGGCTGGACGCCGCACGACAGCCTGGCAAACACCGCGCATGAGCAATATGCCGTCCTGGTCGAATGGTTGTGCGATTGCCATTGCCCATTTCCGCCCAAAGTAGAACGGAACACTCGATGACGACATCAGCCGAAACAACGGGACGCCTGCGGCCGGCCTATCACCGCTGGCGCAAATGCCCTATTCGCCTCGAGGCCGAGGACTTCGCGCGACTCTGCCATGCCGCCGGCATGCGCGGCGTCGGGCCGGTCGAGCTGCTCGAGCGCATCGTCAAGGAAACGCTGCGCGCCAATCTCATCGATGCCGTGCTGGACGATAAGCAATGAGCGGCGATCGCATTGCGCCCGTTCTGGTCCTGCGTGCTCGAGCCGAGGCGTGGTCTTTGCTGTTTCGCTGCGGCGAATTCACGCTCGGCGACGCGCTCGACCCGCTGTTCGCCTATGCCCATAAGGCCGGTCTGGTCAAAACGCTGGGCACGGAAGCGATTGAGAACATCGTCTACGACGCATTCGGAATCGAGCCTTCTGCATGACAGAACGAGGCCAATTCACGCGAGGTTTTGCGACATGGAAAAGCATCCTGGCGCCAGTCCAAGACGTTGAGCGTCGCATGGCGATCTTCGAAAGCATGGCGCTCGAGGTTGCTGGCTACGTTGCCAAGGGCCTCAATAAGGGAACGGCGATCGATGAACTCTACTCGACCGCGCAAGCCAATGGCCTGGTCGGACATTTCGGCGAGGACGGTGTGCAGGCGCGCATCGCACACGGCTTTGAGAAGGGTGAGCATATCGAAGAGCCGGGCAAGGCAAATGGCGTCAGGCCGCCGAAGCCGCTCAAGCCGCTGCCGATGATCAACGTCACGCTTTGGGAAGGCGTGTCGCCGCCCGAGCGCCGATGGATCGTGCGCAACCGAATTCCGGCACGCAACGTCACGCTGTTTTCAGGTGAAGGCGGCGTTGGCAAAACATTACTGACGATGCAGCTCGCGGTCGCCACCGTGCTCGGCCGTGATTGGATCGGCGAATTGCCAGAGCCAGGGCCGGTCATGTTCATCACAGCTGAAGACGACGAGGATGAAATCCACTTCCGTATGACAAAGATCGTCCAGCACTACGGCACCAGCTTTCGCGCACTCGGTGATCTGCACTTTCTCAGCCTCGCCGGCAAAGATGCCGTCATGGCCGTGGTCGATGGCAAAGGCATCGTGCGTCCAACACCGCTGTTCGCACAACTTCAAGCCACAGCGCGTGTGATACGCCCACGCTGGATCGGGCTCGATACCGCCGCCGATATTTTCATATGCGACGAGCGCAACCGCACCGAAGCGCGGCAATGCATCGGCCTATTGCGCGGCCTGTGCCTCGAGATCGATACCGCAATATTGCTGCTCTCGCATCCAAGCCTCTCAGGCATCGCCAGTGGTAGCGGCATGTCAGGCTCAACTGCTTGGAATAATTCAGTCCGATCTAGGCTTTACCTCAAGGCGCCCAACAAGCAGGGCGACGAGGACGACGACGAGTCCGATGTCCGTGTCCTCGAAACCATGAAGGCTAATTATGGACCGAAGGGCGAGCCGATCAGGCTGGTCTGGAAAGACGGCCTGCTATTGACTGAGCCCGGATCAACCTCGTTGGAAAAACTTTCGCACGAAGAAGACGCCAAAGCGATCTTTCTCGCCATCCTCGAGCGGTACAACAAGCAAGACCTGACCGCCAGCGCAACACCGACCGCGCGCAATTTCGCGCCTACCATTTTTGCCGATCAGCCGGAAGCAAAGGCGCTGCATGCGAAAAAAGCCACTCGCAAACACCTCCTCCGAGCGGCAATGGATTACCTCATGTTTCAGGATAAAATCTATCAAGCGAACGGGCCGCAATCGAAGCCGAAATCACTGCGGTCGCCATGCCTCTACAAGGCAGGCCAGATGCTATGAGAGGGGGTTTCGCACATCTTCGCCACATGCCTTCTCCACATATGAAACTATCTTTTCCACATCTTTCCTTCTTCCCCCCGTACCCCCAACCCGACCAAAGGAAGAAGGTCGGGTGTGGAATACCCGACTTCCTTTGGGTCGGGTTCCCCTGGTATTCGCGCCCCAGAAATTTGACGCCCTCGCCGCAGTCGCGGTAAAGGCAATGGCCATGACCTTTTGGGCAGTGGCGCAAACCGTCTCGCAGAGGGAAACCTCCGTCGGCATCCGCCTCGCCGAGGAAGGCTTCGAGATCTTCGCCCCGCGGATTCGGATCCACATCAACGGTACGCCGCGCATCGTGGCGCTGTTTCCCAGCTACCTGTTCGTGCGGGTGGTCGACCGCTGGCGGGTCATAACCAAGACCATCGGCGTCCTCGGCCTGATCATGGCCGGCGACCATCCGGCAGCCTGCCCGGACGCCGAAATCGAGAAAATCAAGGGCGCCACCATGCGCAATGGATTGGTACGACTACCGAAACCACCAAAAACGCGGGCCTTCAAGCCAGGCCAAAGCGTGCGAATTAACTCAGGCTCCTTCTGCGGCTTCACCGCGATTTACCAGGGTATGAGCCCCCGCGACCGCGAAATCGTCCTGCTCGAAATGTTCGGCCGCGAGACCCGCATCGAGCTCGGCGCCGGCGATCTCGTGCAATCCGCGGAGCTACCTATTGCGGTTTTGCCCAATCAGAGCTACTAGTCGTAAAACGCGTTCAATCAAATCACCATCGCTCGCGTGTATTGGTTTCCTTACATTGTTGTTGGTTTCCATTCCTCGCATCTATTGAGGGCCAAAATTCACGCCCCTCGACCGCGCGGCGCGCGTTTCCAAATAAACCCCGAATTGCTGTTTCACGTGAAACCTTGTCCCCGCGCAGGCGGGGAGCCCACAGTTGGCCGCTGGTGCGTTTTGTGCCAAGCCGCTAGGTGGGTGGCGGCCCACCAGAACAAACGCATGGGCGCGCCTGTGGCTTTGAAGCCGGGGTAGCCTGTGTGCCGGATAGGTGAACCACCGTGAAGCGCAGCCCGAGTAAAATAGCGAAGGAAACGAAGGCACAGCCGGCCGAGCGCGTCGAGACCCGGTCGCTGGCCGAAATCACGCCCTATCCGCAGAACGCGCGCACGCACACCGACCAGCAGATCGAGCTCCTCGCCAACCTGATGCTGCGCTATGGCGTCGACCAGCCGATCGTGGTCGACGAGGCCGGCGTCATCCTCAAGGGCCACGGCCGACGGCTGGCGGCGATCAAGGCTGGCTTCGAGTCGTTCCCGGTGGTGGTGCAGCGCGGGTTGTCCGATGACGACAAGCGCGCGTTGCGCATTGCCGATAACCAGGTCGCGCTGTTGGCCGGCTGGGATCAGCAATTGATGCAGCTCGAGTTGGGTGAGTTGAAGCTGCACGGGTTCGATCTGCCGCTGCTCGGGTTTGGCGATGCTGAGCTGGCGTCGTTCCTTAATCCGGCCAATCCGGGGCTGACCGATCCGGACGAGGTTCCGGCGGCGCCCGCGGTCCCGATCAGCAAGCCGGGCGACGTTTGGTTGCTCGGTCGGCACCGTCTGGCTTGCGGCGACGCGACGATCGCGGCCGATGTGGCTAAGGCGATGGATGGGGCGGAAGCGAATTACGTTTTCACTTCGCCGCCCTATGGGATTAACCTCGAATACGAGCGCGGCGACAGCCTGGAACAGTTGGTCGAGCTCATCGCTGCGGTAATTGGGACCATCGATACCATTGTTGCGCCTGATGCTTACGCGACTATGAATTACGCCGACATCTTCCGCCCAGGCGATGCTGGCTTCACGCCGATGTCCGAGCACTACCACAAGCCGTTTGCGGCGCTGGGTTGGTGCCTGCGGGGCAATAGGGTGTGGTTCAAGCCGTTCGGGCGACTGTCGCTGGCGTACGGAACATCGACCACCATGAACCTACGCGAGTGGGAATATGTGCGAACTTGGCGGCGAGGTCGCGGTAAGGAGAAGCTGCGAGAGCATGGGTTGAGTCTGCGCGGCGTGTGGAAGACGTTCGGCGATGACGCCGTCTTGTTGGATTGGAAGCAATACGACACCACCACGGATAAGGCGACGCATCCGGCAGCGTTCCCAGTTGTCCTGCCAGTGACGGGGATGCGCTGCTATACCGATGAGAATGGCATTGTGTTTGAGCCATTCTCTGGCTCGGGCACCACCATCATTGCGGCCGAGATGACCGGACGCGCCTGCCGCGCGCTCGAGATCAATCCGGCCTATGTCGATGTCGCGGTGCTGCGCTGGCAGAGTTTCACCGGCGAGCAGGCGACGCTGGACGGGCAAACGTTCGATGAGGTCAAGGCCGACCGGCTAGGTAAGCGCCAGCATCAACCCGCAGAGGCCGCGGTAACGGCATGACGACGCCCCCCGATAAGCCATTCAACTTCGCCGACATTTCCAAATCCCCTGAGCCGTACAAACGCAAGTCGCGGGCGAAAGACCCAAACAATCCCACCAAGGGTGGCCGGCCGGCCGGAGCGCTCAACAAGCGCACCATCGCGGCGATCGAGAAAGCCAGAGCGAACGCGCCGGCCGTGCAGAAACTCTCGCTCACGAGCCTGCGCGAGACCGCGCGCTATCTCGGCTCGGCGATGGCGCTCAAGCAACCGTGGCAGCCCGACGGCCAACCGCGACCAGGCGGCGACTACAAGATGTTCATGGAGCTCGCCGTGCTGCAGTTGCGATATCTCGAGGCGATCACGCCTTACGAGGCGCCACGGCTGGCGGCGATCGCGATGATGCCGCAGGGCGAGCAGCGGCGGACCATCGTCAATTGCACGATTCTCGATGAGCGCGGCGGCAAGGTGTACAGCGACGCGACGATCGAGGGCGATGCAACGGAGGTAGGGGAAGAGCAGCCGGCCGCCGCCGGTGACGAAGAGGCCGCGGCGTGATGCTCGAGCAGGTGCCGCAGGAGATCATCTATCAACGGCCGCCGTTGTATTCCAAGCAGATGGCGGCGATGTTCGATCCGCGCCGCATCTCCGTTATCGAGGCGAGCAGCAAGAGCGGCAAGACCGTCAGCGGCATTATCTGGCTGTACGAGAAGGCGCTGCAGGGTGCGCCCGGACAGAACTTCTGGTGGGTTGCGCCGGTGAGCCTGCAGGCGCGTATTGCGTTCAACCGCATGCGGCAGCATTTCGTCGACCAGGACGGCCTGCCGATATTCGCCGTCAATCTCAGCGATCACACGCTGACTAACGCGCGCGGCGCCGTCATTGCGTTTCGCAGCGGCGATCATTCGGACTCGCTCTACGGCGAGGACGTTTATGCGGCGGTGATCGACGAGGCGTCGCGCTTCAAACAGGAAAGCTGGCACGCCATCCGCTCGACCTTGACGGCAACGCGCGGGCCAATCCGCATCATCGGCAACGTCAAAGGTCGAAAGAACTGGTTTTACCAGCTCGCGCGCATGGCCGAGGCTGGCTCTCCGGAACTCGGTTACCACAAGCTCACGGCCTATGACGCGGTGGCGGCGGGCGTGCTGGCCGACGCAGAGATCGAGTCGGCCAAGACGATGCTACCGGACCATGTGTTTCGCGAGTTGTATCTCGCCGAGCCGAGCGATGACGAAGGCAATCCGTTTGGCGCCGATCACATTCGCGCTTGCATTGCGCCGCTCTCCGGCAAACCGGCGGTAGCGTGGGGTTGGGATCTGGCACGCAAGCAAGACTGGACGGTTGGCATCGGGCTTGATGCCGAAGGCTGCGTCTGCGTAGCGCTGCGGTTTCAGAAGCCGTGGTCTGAGCAAGTCAAGATCATCAAGAAGTTTGTCCATAGCACGCCGGCGCTGATCGACGAGACTGGGGTTGGCGATCCCATCGTGGATGCAATCAAGCGGCCGGACCACAGCAGGAGCGGCAATGGCGCCGACGTCTACGAGTTGTCGTGCCCGCGGCTGGAAGGTTTCCGGTTCACCAGCGCATCCAAGCAGATGCTGATGGAGGGCCTGGCGCTCGCCATCCACGAGCGCAAGATCCGCTTTCCGCAAGGCCCGATCAGCATCGAGTTGGACAATTTCGAATACGAGTTCACGCGGCTCGGCGTGCGCTATTCGGCGCCGGCGGGCCAGCATGACGACTGCGTTTGCGCGCTTGCGTTGGCGTGGGCGTGCTTCGAACGCAAGAAGCGCGGGTACAATCTCGATGCTTTGGCCAGTTAAACCACGGGAGAACTACATGAAGCGTCTATTAGCTACGGCCGCCATCCTGGCGGTGCTATCTGTGCCGGCCGCCGCCAGCACCGTCACGCTGGGTGGCGTGACCTGGGACACCACCAACTCGGGCAGCCTGAACCTCGGCAACGTGGTGCCGGCCGGCAACCAGCCGCAGAACGCGCCGTGCGTCATCTGCGGCGCGAACCAGCCGCAGCAGCCAGCGAACTTCGGCTACAATGACTACAGCAACAACGGAAGCGTGTCCTCGATCACCGCCTTTTCCGATCAAGGCAACGGCGGCCGCAACACGCTGGCCGACAACACCTTCGCCACCGGCTACACGGTAGGCGCTGGCAGTCCGTTCCTGGCTTTCCTGTTGCTCAACGGCGACACCACCCTCGGCTTTAGCATCGGCGTCGATGTCAACGATACCAACTCGCCGCAGACGTTGAACTCGTTTTTCTTCCTCGACTTCACCACGCATACCGTGCTGGCATCCTTTACCGGCGGCACCACCGGCAACGTGCCGTCGAAGAACAACGGCACCGGCTTCCCGGACTACAGCATCACCGGGGCGCTGCTCAATCTCAACGACGTTCATGTGGGAGATACGATCGGTTTCGTAGCTCTCATGTCGGGGTTGAACGACGGGCCGGACTCGTTCTTCATCGAGGCGGCACCGGCAGCAGTCGTGACCCCATTGCCCGCGAGCCTGCCGTTCTTCGCCGCCGGTCTTGTTGGTTTGATTGGTCTGGTGCGCAGGAGGAAGTCCAACCGGATCGCGTAAGCTGACGCTGCTTCCCGCTCCGTCAGCTCACAGGCCCGCCGGGATGATACCGCCATCCATCGGCATCCCGCCCGGTGGGCCACTTGTCGATGACCAGACACCGCCCCAACCGGAAACGACTCCATAGAGTAGTTGCTCATTGGCGGGTGATCCGCCACAAGAACGGCCGCATCAAGAAACGCATCCTGATTAGGAGTTGTCGACGAGGGCGCGAAATGTGATGGCTGTGATCAACCTGAAACCCTTGCGCGACGGTTTTACCAATCTCCTGGCTGGCCTCGGCGTGCCTGGACGCGACAAGTTTGCGTCGCAGGAATACACGTTCGTGCCGATGTCGCTGGCTGAGTGCGAGATCGCCTATCGCGGCGATTGGATTGCGCGCAAGTGCATCGATATTCCGGCTTTCGACATGACGCGCGAATGGCGGGCGTGGCAGGCCGAACAGGATCAGATCACCAAGCTCGAGATGTGCGAGCGAAAGCTGTTCGTGCAGATGAAAGTGCAGCAGGCGCTCGTCAAGGCGCGCCTGTACGGCGGATCGGTCATCGTCATCGGCGTCGAGTCCGGTAATCCGGAGGAAGAGCTCGTCCCTGAAGCGGTTGGCGAAGGCGATCTGAAGTTCCTGCACGTGGTGCCGTGGCACTATTTGTCGATGGGCGACACCGTTTGGGACGTGAGCTCGCCATATTGGGGGCAGCCTAGTTGGTATCAGTTGCAGACGCAGTTCGATCGATTTGGCCGCCCCGCTCTGAGCAACGCCGCGTCGCTCGCACAGATGCCCGGTTCGCAAGTCAAGATGCACCCCTCGCGGGTCGTGCGCTTCGTTGGACTGCCGCCGCCCGACATCCTCACCTCGAGCACGTCATCGTTCGGCGACAGCGTGTTGCAGCCTATCAACAGCGCGATCAAGGCGTGCGGGCTGATCGCTGGGTCTCTCGCGACGCTGATGTCGGAAATGAAGTTAGACGTCATCAAGGTGCCGAATCTGGGCGAGGAATTGTCGACCGACAGCGGGACGCAGAAGATCATCAGCCGGTTTTCCAACGCCAACGCCGCGAAGTCGATTATCAACACCATCCTGCTGGATTCCAGCGAGGAATGGCAGCGTATCGGGACCAACCTGGCCGGCGCCGAGGCCCTACTGACGGCCTATTTGCAGATCACGTCGGGCGCCGCCGATATTCCGGCGTCGCGATTTCTTGGTCTGCCGCATCGCGGCCTCAACGCCACCGGCGAGGCCGATTTCCGCAATTATTACGATCGGCTTGCCAGCGAGCAGTCGGTGAACCTGACACCAGCGATGAACATTCTCGACGAGGTGCTGATCCGCTCGTCGTTGGGCGATCGGCCGGACGAAATCTATTACGAGTGGAATTCGCTCTGGCAGCAGACCGACGGCGAGAAGGCTGACTTGGCGCTGAAGAAGGCGCAGACCTACAAGATCGATGCCGACGAGGGGCAGATCCCGCCGACCGCACTGGCGCACGCGCGTATCAATCAGTTAATCGAGGACGGTTTCTATCCTGGGCTCGAGCAGGCGCTCGCTGACGCTGAGGCCGAGGGCGATACGGTCGAGGAGCACAACGCGCCGGCGCCGCCCCCGCCGCAACTGGCGCCGTTCACGGGGCAACCGCCCGATCCGAATGCGCCGCCGGCTGATCCCAAAGCACTACCGCCACCGCCAACACAAGCCGACCCCGCCGTGCCGTAAGGAGATGAGCAGATGTTGCAGGTTCTGAACGGCCCTTTCATCCAAGCCGGTGAATCGCTGTCGGACGCCATCGACTGTAGCGCCGGCGAATTGGTGCGGTTGACCATGCCGGGTGCCTGGACGGATGCCGCGCCGCTGACGTTTCAGATCAGCACGGATGGCGTGTTCTACAACGATCTATTCACGCTCGATGGCCATGAGCTCACGTTGCCGGTGGTCGTGCCGGGCGCGGCGGTGCTCGTTTCGCATGATGTCGGGCGCGCCATCGCGTTCATCAGGTTTCGGTCGGGTACGCGGGCCGCTCCCGTGCCGCAGCAAGATCTCCGCGAGTTCGCGGTGGCGGTCAACGTGCCTGATGCCGCGGGTGGCGCCGCTCGGTGAGCGACCCGACCGGTACCGCGGGCCTGCGGCGCTCATTCCTGGCCGAAGGCAACCGCCGCCTGACGCGGGTGCGCTCGCTCACGCATACGATGCTGGTCGAGCACGACGTGATGGCGGCACGCGGCGACCCGCTGGCGCAGTTGCTGCCGCATCCGGGTAATCGGCTGGCGGCGTTCATGCAATGGTTCGAGCAGACGGTTAATGCCCAGTTGCTCGGCGGCCGATGGTGGGAGCGGTTCCTCGAGCGCGCCTATCGCTCCGGATTTGAGGCTGGCAGTGCGCTGACACACACGCCTCCCGGTGCCGCGCCACTGCCGGCGGTGTTCCGCGAGCTCGCCGGTCGCGAGTTCGCGGGCATCGCGGCTGCGCTTGTGCAGCAGGTTACACGGCAGGCCGCCGGTGCCGCGCTCGGGCGGCGCAAGCCGCAGCCGATGTATCGCCAAGTGCTGCCGGTGCTGCGCAAGGTTGGCGACGCTCGCGTTCGGGCCGCGACCAATACGCTGACGGTCAAGCTGCATAACTCCGGCCGGCTGGCACAGTTTCGTGCCGCCGGCATCGCCCGTGTCGGCATCACGCCGGAACGCCTGGAGCCGCGCAAGCCTTCGCGGTTCTTGAAGCGGGATCATTCGCAGCACGACCATTCGCTGCATGATCGAGAAACCGCGGTGCAGAAAAGCCTCCGCGAGGTCAACGAGTTGTTAGCGAAGCAAAAACGCCAACAGGAGGAAGAGCAGGCGCAGGCTGAAGCCGAGCTGGAATCCTACCGGGAGCGTCTAGCGGCCGAGATAGAATCCCACCAGGCGGGTGGTTTGGTGGGCGTGACGGCGGCGCAAGCCGAGACTCAATTGGCGGCGGCCCAGGCGCGGGCAGAGGAGGAAGTGGCGGCCGCCAAAGCCGCTACGGCCGAGCGGGAAGCGGCGGCGGCGGAAGCTTGGCAGAAAGTCCTCGCTGCCAGAAAAGAGGCAAGGGCGGCCGAGTATGCGGCGAAAGCCGCAGCCGCTGTCGAGGAGGAGGCCGCGCGAGCGGCCGAAGAGCCGGCGGTCGAGGAAGTCGGCGCGCCAGAGCCTGCCGCAGAAGAAGTGAACATCCAAACCGCGGGCGATGATCGTGTCTGCGACGAATGCGACGGCATCGCTGCTGCCGGTCCCTATACGCTCGACGAGGCTGACTTTCTGATTCCTGCACATCCGAATTGCCGCTGCAGCTTCGTTCCGGCCGGCGAAGATGCGGCCGATCCCGATCAACTGTCACTTCTGGAGACCAACGAATGACGATCGGCATTCGTTTGGTCGGGCCGCCGGTCGAAGCGCAACTTAGCGCGAATCTTGCCAAGCAGAAGCAGAAAATCAGGCGGTCGGTTGATGCTGCGGCGATGAAACTCGGTAATTCAATCGTAGAAAAAGGCCGCGCTGACATTGCATCGGCCGGTCAGTTCGGCCAGCGATGGACCCAGGGGCTAACCTCCGAAACGACTAACGAAGGCGATGCGCGCACCGTCATCACGATCCGGGAGGCGGTTCCGTATTGGCGCGTGTTCCAGGACGGCGCCATCATCCAAGGTAAGCCGCTGCTGTGGATACCGTTGAGCTTTGCAACGGAAGCACATGGCGTCAGCGCAAAGGACTATCCCGGTCGTCTGTTTCGCGTCGACCGCAAATCCGGCGGCGCTCCTCTGTTGTTGTCGGCGGATGACGGTGAGCCGAAATATTCCGGACACGAGAGCGTTCGCATTCCCAAGAAGTTCCACTTGATGGAAATCATCACCGCCGAGTCCAAGACATTTGGCGAATTGTACCGGGTCGAAATGACCAGATAGCGGGAAAGGGACAGGCCATGTCGCTAAGCGGCCTTGTGTTGGGCATCATCAATATCGCGATCGTGGTCGTGATCCTGCTCCTCGTCGGGGCGGTCATTCTCTGGTTCTGCAACTGGCTGAACTTCCCGATTCCAGCGATGGTGCAGAAGCTCTACATCGCGGTGGTCGCCCTGATCGCGCTCTACATGCTGGTGGCATTGGCGTTCGGCATCCCGTCGATCCGCATCATTTCGCATGCGGGCCTGGTGCCGCTTCTCGCCTGATGCCCAGCGATCGGCAGTTTTTCTTTTCGGTCTTTGTACTGGTCGTGGCCGCAGTGCTCGCGCTGGCGGCCTACGGCTATTTCAGCGGCGCGTGGGATCGCAATCCCATCCCGCCGCCAGCCATCGTCGACTGAAAGGGTCATGCCATGAACATGCTCGACAGGATCGAGGTCGAAGAGCGTTGCGACCTCAGCGACGCCGGTGCCAACATGCGGATAACCGCCGACGGCTATCTGGTGGCGTCGCCGCGGATCGCTCGCACCGGCATCCAGATTTACAGCGGCCATGAGGTTGGCCGCGATGACCTGCAGATGGTGCGGGTCTATCGCCCGGCCGACCAGGTGTTCGATAAGGCGGCAATGGCATCGCTGGCGTGGCGGCCGGTCACGCTCGAGCACCCTGACGACGCCGTCACCGCGAAGAATTGGAAGCAGCACGCCGTTGGTCAGGTCACCGGTGAGGTCGCGCGCGACGGCGAGTTTATCCGGGTGCCATTGGCGCTGATGGACGCGGCCACAATCGATGCGGTGAAGTCCGGCAGGTCGCAACTATCCGTTGGCTATGGGGCGAAGCTCGTCTGGGGCGACGGCGTGACGCCGGCCGGCGAGCCGTACGACGCGATGCAGACCGACATCCGTGCCAACCACGTCGCCATCGTCGCGACAGCGCGTGGCGGCGACAAACTCAAGATCGGGGACGAAACCGATCGCGAGTTCTCGATGGCTGAGCGCGAAGCAGCGGCCGAGAAGGGCCAGGCGATGTCCGGCGGCGGTTTCCCGATCAAATCGGAAAAGGATCTACGCAACGCGATCCAATCAATCGGACGTGCCAAGGATCCGGCTGCCACCAAGGCGCATATCAAGAAGCGGGCGAAGGCCCTGGGCCTGACATCGCTTATTCCCAAGCAGTGGGGCGATGCCGCCCCGAGAAAGGAGACCAACATGACCGTGAAGACAATTGATGGCGTGCAGATCGAGCTGGAGGACAAGGACGGTCAGATCCTCGACCGTTACCTCGGCAGTCTGCAGAGCAAGCTGGCCGATAACGAGAAGAAAGTCGGCGAGTTGACCGCGCAGCTCGCCACCCTCGGAAAATCCATCGAGGGCAAGGACGGCGAGATCGTCGGCCTTAACAAGAAGCTGGCCGACGCTGAATGGACGCCGCAGAAGCGCGACCAGTCCATCCGTGAAAGCATGGAAGTCTTCGACCGCGCGCGCTGCGTGCTTGGGGACAAGTTGGTCACCGACGGCAAGACCGACATTCAAATCAAGCGCGAGGTCGTTGCCGCCGAAATTGGTGACGAGGACGCCAAGGCGATGTCGGATGAAGCCATCAACGGCGTGTTCCGCGCCGTGACGCGGGAAGTCAAGAAAGGTGGACTGCAGCGCACGGTCGATGCTTGGTCCCGGCCAATGCCAAAGCCGAGCTTGAGTCCGTCCCAGGCGGCCTACGCGAAATACGTCGACGGCCTGACCAACGCCTACAAGGCCAAGAGTGCGTAACCCAAACATCAATCAACAGCGAAAGGAGGCATGACATGCCTGCTGTTCAAACCACTTATAGCGCAACGCTCCAGCCTGGTCTGGAAGGCCAGGTCGCCAGCATGCTTGACGATGATGATATCGAGACGCGGCTGTGCGAAACCGCAGCGGGCATCGCTTTCGGGCGAGCGGTGTCGGAAGGCACCAATGCGCGCGGCGCCGTGCTTGGCGGAGCCACAAAATTCATCGGTATTACGTGCATCGACACCACCCTAATCATCAAAGCCGGCCAGACCGTCGATCTGTATCAGCAGCGCGACAGCATGGCGGTGTTGAATGAGGGCGATATCTGGGTCCGTCCGGTTGCGGCTGTAACGCACGGATTGGCGGCGACCTACGACAGCACAACCGGGCAGCTCAATCCGGCTACCGCCGGTGTCGCGATTCCGGCCTCGCGCTACATCACGTCGGCAAGCGCCGGCCAGCTCGCGCTGTTGCGCCTGACCGCAACCGCTCCGGGTGCGTAACCCAGCAAAGATGGAGACACCAACATGAGTTACCAATTCGGCGACGCTGCGCAGCAGGCACTCAGTTTTGTGATGCAGCAGGCGCAGTACATCGAACCTCAAGTTTATGAGATTGCCTACGCCGAGATCCAATACCCGAATCTCGTGCCGATCGACTCGTCAGGTAACGAGTGGATGAAATCGATCGCGTTCTTGTCGCTCGACAAGGTTGGTCAGGCAAACTGGTTCAATCATCTTGCGGCGGACGTTCCGTTCGCGGATGTCATGCTGAGCAAATTTGAGCAAGGCATCGAAATGGCCGCGATCGGCTATTACTGGACCTTGGAGGAAACGGGTCAGGAGGCGATGATTTCCGGCCCGACCATCAACAGAGTCATGGAACGCGCTAAGGCTGCGCGGCGAGCCTCCGAGGAAATGATCGATCGCATCGCGTTCTTCGGCGATACCACCAAGGGCTGGACCGGCCTTACCAACGACCCGAACGTCACGATCACCGGCGCGCCGGCAGACGGCACCGGCTCGTCGGCCTTATGGTCGACCAAAACAGCCAACCAGATGGCGCGCGACATCGGCCTGATCCTGTCGGGGGTTTATACCAACTCACTGACAACGGAAATTGCGGACACGCTGCTGCTGCCGCCGGATCGGTTTACAGCGTTGGCACAATCGCTGGTCACCAACACGGCTGTGACTGGACTCAATCTCGTCCAGACCGGCAATGCTTATACCGCGTTGACCGGCAATCCGCTCACGATCCGCACGGTGCGCGGACTTGAGACGGCGGGTGCTGGCGGTGTTGCCCGTGCCATCGCCTATCGGCGCGCTCCGGAAATTCTCAAACTGCATCTGCCGATGCCGTTCAACTTCCGCTCGCCGATGCAGGTCACGGCTCTCCGCTTCGACGTTCCGGGCATTTTCCGCACCGGCGGCGTCGAGGTGCGGCGGCCGAAGAGTATGCAATACCTTGATGGCATTTGAGGAGAACATCCATGACCGAGCACAAGGAAGTTGCGAAGCAGACGATCAAAGTCAAGAACACCGGCAAGGCCCCGCATGTCCTGCATGCCGCCAGCGGTGAGGCAAAGGTAATCGGCCCTGGCCAAGAGGCCGAGGTCGAGGTTGCGGAGCCGCAGGCCAAGATACTGCAGGAGGCTTCCAAGCGCGGTAGCCATCTCACGGTATCGGGGCACGAGCCCGAGAAGGAAGAGCCGTCCGAGGTCGAGGCCGCGACGCCCGAAGAGCAGAAGTCGCGCCATGCATTGGCCGAGAAGGAAACCGAGCTGATGCAGGCCGGCCAGGAGGCCGGCAAGGACGCGCGCGAAAAGATGGCCAAGAAAGACTGGCAGAAGCTCGCCGCCGAGACCGGCATCGGCATCATGGGCCGCGGCGGCGTCGATGCGCTCGAGACGGTTGCCGAGGCACCGGACGCACCAGCCAAGAAGAAGTAAGCGCCTGCGTTTCGTTTGGGGTGCCAGCGCTCGCCCCCTCTTTCTCTATTCCCAGCAGCATCATAGGAGGCCAGCGTCATGGCAAACGCAGTTTATCCGCTATTCAAACAGTCGCTTCTGACCGAAGCCGACGCCAACAAGTCGCTCAATCAAACCGGCAGCAACGCGCCTTATGCAAGTTTGATCACGACCTCGAGCGGGTACGTGTATTCGGCGGCGCACCAGTTCTACTCGTCCTTGTCCAACATCGTCGGTACGCCGCAGCCGATTACCACGCCGACGGTGGTCAACGGCACGTTCGCGGGCGACAACGTGACCTTCACGGCGGTCTCGGGCACGGTGGTGGGCGCGATCGTGATCTATCGGCAAAACGCCGGCGCCAATACCACCTGGCGTCTGGTGCTGTTCGAGGATACATCGGTGACGGGCCTGCCGGTCACGCCAAACGGCGGCAACATCGTGATCACCTGGAACGCGTCCGGAATCTTCACCCTGTCCGATGCCGCAGCGAAGCAAGATATCATTCGCATCGGCGAGCTGCCGGACGGATTGCCGCTCTACAAATACCGCTACCGGCATTCGGGCGAGGTGTCGGTCGGCGTGCTGGCGCACGAGGCCGCCAAAAATCATCCCAAGGCAGTCGGCCGCCGTGGTCGCTTCCAGGCTGTGAACTATCCGATGCTGATGGAGGCTGCCCTTGCCGGTTGATCCCCTCAAAAACCTCCCCGGACAGGAAAAGCATCTGTTCGACATGTTCACCGCTATGGCGGTCGGCGTGGATTTGGATGCGGTGATGGGGGCGGCGATCAACATCCTGATCAATGCCATCCGACAGAACTATCCGCTGAGAGACGGGGCCGAGCAGAAATTCAACGAGCTGTTCGGCCGCGGCAAACAGCTCCTCCTTGCCAATCACTATGACAGCGTCACCGGCCGGCGTCGCTCGGTGATCCCGCACGATCAAATTATCCGCATGCCCTACGTCATGGACCCTGACGAGACCCGGAAACAGAACGGCCGGTGATAAAATAAATGGCATTCGCCGTGGCTGATCGTGTACTTGAGTCGGTGGCCTCGTTCGGAGGCGGGACCGGTGTGGTCACACTTCCCGCCGTTGCGGCTCCCGGTGCGTTTCAGTCATTTCTATCTGGGTGGGGCTCGAGTGGAAGCGGTTGGTATGCTCTCGTTAATGGCGTTTCCGGTCAGTGGGAGACTGGTCTCGGGACGTTGAATGCAGCCGGTACCGTTCTTACCAGGACGACACCTTTCAACGGCTCGAGCGGGGTTGGTGTCGCGGTGAACTTCACAACTGGTCCGTTGGATTGTTTCGGCACCCTGCCAGCAAATGAAATCACGCAATTGCAATCTGATATTGCCGCGCGGGTGCGCTACGATGCGGTGCAATCGCTGACGAGCGCGCAGCAAGTCCAGGCCCGGCAGAACATCTACGCTGCCCCGCTCGACGCCTTGGCATTCAGCGGCATTCAAATCAATGGTGCTTTCGAAATCAGCCAGGAGCTCGGCGGCGCCGGTAGAGCGACGCCCGGCTATATCTGCGACGGATGGATGCTATCTTTTAGCGGCTCCATGGCGCTGCGCGGTACATTGTTTGCGAACGGCGCCATCGCTGGCCTGCCGGGCTCGATCGCCGCCACCGTAGTTACGGCGCAGGGCGCGCTCGCTGTCAACGACTACGCCACGGTTTTTCAGAGGATCGAGGGATACCGGTTTGCTCGCCTGGCATTCGGTACGGCAAATGCGCAACCGATTTCGATCGGGTTTTGGACCGCTCATCATCGCACTGGCGTCTACGGCGGCGTCCTCCGCAACATCGCGGCCAATCGCACTTGTCCTTTCAGCTACACGCAAAATGCAAGCGACACCTATCAATACAATATCGTCACTTTCCCCGGCGACACCGCCGGTACATGGAATATCGATAACAGCATTGCAGCCGAGATGTATTTCACGATAGCTGCCGGCTCCAATCAGCAGGCGCCGTCAGCCGGCGCGTGGCTGGCGGGCGGTTGGGTGACCGGACCCGGACAAGTCAATGCCGTTGCCGCGATATCGGACGTCTTCCGACTGGCCGGCGTCATCATAGTTCCAGGTAATCAGGCGCCGCTGATTACCTCGCCAGCGGTGATGCGGACTTTTGATTATGAGCTCCCGCTGTGTCAGCGTTACTACCGGAAAAGCTATCCCTACGCGACGGCGCTCTCGGCCACCGGAGCCGCCTCCTGTCCGAATTACTTTGTCATCGTTCCATCAGTGACCGGCGCCAAACAGTTTTTGCAAGCCATCAACCTGATGCCTTCCATGCGAGCGGCTCCAAGCGTTGCTTTTTACTCATCAAACAGCGGATCAGGCGGAACAGTTTATGATGCAGGCAGCGGAACTGACGTGGCCGCGAGTGCCATCAACATCTCGGAAAAAGTTTTCACCTTGAATACGAGCAGCGCCGCCTCATCCGGTACTTCCTTAAACATCCAGTATCATTGGACAGCGGACGCGAGGCTGTGATGGCAGACTACAGGCTAACGGCGACCGATATCGTCATCCGCAGCGCGGACAACGCCAACATTCCGGCTGATCCAATCAATAGTGACCGCATGGAATACGAAACGTGGCTCGCTGATGGCGGCGTGCCCGATCCCTACGTGCCGCCCGAGCCGGTGCCGCCGACGCCGACCGGAGAGCAGACGACGCTCTACGACCACGAGAACCGGCTGCGCGCGATCGAGGGCGCGCCGCCGCTGACGCTGGTGGAGTTCTTCCAGAAGACAGGGTCATTTGAATAGATGTTTGGCTTCATCTCAATTTCCGAAGCACCGGTCTCAGCTATCAGGGCCGATCAGAAGCTCATCCCTGCGCTTTACGTGGAGGTGGATGCTTTCTTTGGCCCGGTCTTTGCCGGGAGCGTTGTGCTGCAGCCTCCCCTATTTGTAGCTGACGATAATATCGCGCCCCCCGGCATTCTTCTCACAAGTCAGTTCATCGCCCCTGTCCTTGTTCTGGACCCAGCGGAAACGATCCACTCGGCTGGCGTTGCCATGGGCGGCTCATTGCTGCCGATCCCGTGGGTCGAAACCGACGTGTTTTTCGTCCCGCACATGGTTGTTGGCGCGGTCTCACTGCAGCCTGCCGCGCTACAGGACGGCGATGCCGTCCACCTTGCGGGCATTGGCAGCAGTTCAAAACTTGCCTCATCGCTGCTCGTCGACAGCGACAGCATCCATGCGGCGATCGCGGCTGTCGGTGCTGCAACTATTGCGCCAGTAGTTTTTTCAGACACCGATCTGCTTTATGTTTCGGCGCTCGTGCCGGGCGGCGTTGGTTTGTCGGCCGGGCATGTGGATGACAGCGAATCTTTCATGGTCTCGACGGTTGCGCCGCAGGCCGCGTTTCTTCAACCGCATGCCTATCAAGACGTCGGCGACATTCCCGCGCCAGGGCTCATCCAGGGAATTGGACTCGATACCCTGCGGCCAGCTTGGCTGTTCGACATCGACAAAATCTCGCGGCCAACAGTCACGGGGGGCAAAAAGCCTGTATCAAAACCACCTCTATATGGTTCCGTATCGGATCAGAACTTGCGCGGATCATGCAAGTCTCCTGCGTACATGATTGGCAGCGTCATACCCAATGCGTTGCTGGGGTCGGGTAAATCGCCCGCTTACATGATCGGTAGCGCGGGGTCACCTAAGCTCAAAGGCTCGACCAGGGACGCAGCATGACCGAGCTTCGGCAAAACTTCAGTCTGATCGCGGGCGATGACACCGATGTCGATTATGGCATCGTGCCGCCGCCTGAGCCGCCGTTCGATATGACGCAGGCCAATATGACCTGGACCGCCTATCCGCAGGTGCGTGGGGTTGCCGACAAAACCATGTCGGTTGTCATCAAGACCTCGGCCGACGGAAGCATCGTTGTCGAGGACGCGCCGTCATATACCTTTTCGGTGCTGCTTGCGTCCGCCGATACCATGGCCCTATCCGGCAACTATTATTACGAGATCGTCATCGTCGACCCGTTGAACGACAACCGGCGCTCGACGCCGACCATCGGAACGATGACGGTGATCGACACCGCAACCCCGATCAATGTTGTCGCCTTCAAATCCATGTTCCCGGAGTTCATGACGGTCGACGACAGCGTGGTGCAGACGGCCTTGGACGAGGCCGCCCTGTTCGTCGGCGACGATTGGGCTCCGGTGGACGCGCAGGCTGCCACCTTTTATCTCGCGGCCCATTTCATAGCACAAGGCCAGGCGGCGGCGGGTGGGGCAGGGCGAGTTGTCACGTCGGAACACATCGGACAGATTTCAGTCCAGTATGCTGCGGCCTCCGCTACTTCCAGCGGTTCGGCCTATCCGTCGCTGGCCAATTCATCCTATGGCTTGATGTTCCTGGCGGTAATGCGTCGCAACAGTCCGGGCATTGCGGTGGTCTGATGGACTATTCGCGGGAGATCGCCATCGCCGACGCCATGATCCGCAAATACGGAACGGCCGCGATCCTGCGTCGCGAGGATGGGGATCGATCCTGCATCGTTTTTATCTCGAGCTACTCGCCGCAGGAAAGGGCGGGGAGATTGGTCAACATGACCGATCGCAGGGCGTTGGTGTCGGCTGTCGGCCTTACGGTCGAGCCCGACAGCGAGCAGGACAAGTTGGTGACGCTCAATCCGGTCACCGGCGCCGAAAACGAGACCCTGCGGATCATCGCGCCGATCGGGAAATTGGCACCGACCGGGATCGTGATCTATTGGGAACTGCAGATCCGGGGCTGAGATGCAGGACAAGCGCGAGCTCATTCTTACCCGGTTGCTGGCGTTGTTGGGAACGGTGAACGGCACCGCAGATCCCTTGAACGTGTTCCGCAATCGCGCCGAAATCCCCACCGAGAAGTTGCCTGCTCTGGTTTTGCTGGACGGTAGTGAGACCCTCAAAAACCCGCAGGCGGTACACACTCGTGGCGGCGCGCGTGTCGCCGGCATCTTCGAGTTAACACCGCAGGTGTTTATCGTCCTCAAGCCGCGCGACACCATAGACAACCCCGGCGTCGGCGAGGAGTTGTCCGGACTGCGGATGCAGGTGCTCAAAGCGTTCACCAAAGATGACGAGCTGTGGGCGTTGCTCGGCGCGAACGGGGAGTTGATACACTCTGGCCACATTACGGATTTGCAGACCGGGTCGACTGTAGTCGGTCAAATGCAACTTAACTTCCGACTGAGCTATGTCCTCGACCCGAGCGATTTCAACTGAAAGAGAAGGAGAATCGAACCATGGCTTACGGTGTCAGTAGCCCAGACGTTAGCAACCTTGCAGTGGGAAAAGGGTTCATACTTTTTAAGCCCGTCGATCAGCTCAACTTCTTTCATGTCGGCAACGTGCCGACGTTTACTTTTACGCCGAAGGTGACGTTGCTCGATCATTATTCGTCGATGGCGGGCTCGCGCATCAAGGACTTGACCATCATCACCGAGAAGTCGGGCGAGGTGAAGATGGACCTTGAGGAACTGACGGCGCAGAACCTCGCGATGCTGCTGATGGGCGATGTCGGCAACGACGGTGGTACGCCGCCAAATCCGCAGGTGCAGATCTTCTCTCGCAGTTCGTTCATCGGTGAGTTGAAGTTCTATGCCACCAACGAAGTAGGGCCGCGGTGGTACGTCGATCTGCTGAGCGTCAATTTGACGCCGTCAGGCGACTTCTCGCCAATCATCGACAATGCCTTCGTCAAGATGGTGGTCAGCGGTTCGGTGCAGTCGATCGATGGCGTGTTCGGGACCATGACGCTGATGCCGCCGGTGAATTCCATAGCGCCGTCAAACGTGCTACTGCCGACGATCACGGGTGGCGCTTCCGTTACTACGCCTGGCGCGCCTAAGGTTGGGGATGTTCTGACCGCGACCATCGGCGGTTGGACGGGAGCGCACAGCTATACTTATGCGTGGCAGAGCGTTACGGGCACGACTGGCCCGTGGGTCCCGATCTCTCCACCACAGACAGGCAAGACTTACACGGTGGTCGCCGGGGACACCGGCAAATCATTCAAGGTGATCGTCACTGGCGTCAATTCGATTGGCAGTACGCCGGCGACCAGCACGAATACGCTGGTAGCGGCGGCAACGTAAACAAAGGAGCAAGGGCAAATGAACAGCCTGCTTGATTTCGGCCCGTTGACCGAGGAAGTCGACATCCGCGGTGTCAAACTGACGGTGCGAGGACTGACGGCTGCCAGTCTGTTCAAATTGTTTGCCGAGTTCCCCAATATGCATCAAGCGCTCGCGGAAATGGGCACTACCAGCTCCGGTTTGTTGGAGTTGGCGCCTGATCTGTTCGCGAAGGTGATCGCGATTGCGACCGGGTCGCCGGACGATGCGGCCGTTATTGCAAAGGCGAGAGAACTCGGGGCAGCCGATCAAATGGCGATCTTGTCGGTGGTGCAGAAGCTATCGTTTCCGCAGGGCTTCGGCCCTTTCGTCGATCAGATGACCCGGTTGATGGTAACGGGTGCGCCGACCCAGTCGAGCGGGCAGGGGAACTCATCGCACGCGCCATCCAACGCAGCATTGCAGACGGACTCTCCTGGTCTGACGCGTGGGGACTCACCCTCCGCCAATTAGCGTGTTGGATCAGATTGTCCGAACGCAACCGCCAGATCGATCGCGCCCATGAGTTTGCCAACCTGTGCAACGCACAGGGAGACGGTAAGCACATGCAGCAGCACATGACAAAATTGTTGCAGGGAACGGAGTAGATAACATGGCCAGCGACGATATTGTCCAGACGATAAAGATCGAGGTCGAGGGCGAGGACAAGGCAGCCGACGCCCTCAAGGGCGTCGCCGATGCCTCGCGAGACGTTAATACGGCAGCGGGACAGGCCGGGAAGGGAACGGAAAGTCTTGGCGGCGGATTAGATCAGGTCACTAAAAAGGGCGGCCTCTCCAGGACCGAGATGCGGGCGCTCGGCGGGGTGATGCGGGAGTTGGGCCTCGGTGAGGCTGCCGGCCTGGGAATACAGCTCACCAGAATGGCCGCCGCGTTTGGGGCGCTCGGCGTGGCGGTGCTCGCTTCTGCTGCTGCGTGGTCCTACTTCACGGGCAGGCTCAAGGAGGCGGAGGGGCAGGCGAAACAGACCGCCGCGTCGTTAGCCAACTTGGCTAAAATCAGCGCGGAAATGCATGCGGAAACTGAGGCCTCAGGGAGGACTGCGTACACCTTGATTGCAGGCGATCCGGTTGCAATGAAGGAGAACGCAAACAATTTGGGTCACGTAGCCGATCAGCTCAAGAGAATAGAAAGCGGAGCAAGCGAGATCATCAGCCCGATGACCTCGGTGGATACGCTGCTAAAAGCCCTCGTCCTGAACACCGAGAAATTGACTGGCCTGCGCTTCGACAAACTCACGGGCGGCACCAAAGAGTTGAATGCTGCGATGTACCAACTGCAGCTCGAAGCCGCGCGGACATACGAGAAGATGGACGTGATCCAAAAGGCAAATTTTGAAGAAGCAATGAAGAAAGCGAAATGGCCAGACGACGTCATCAAGAGCATCGAAAAGGGGGCGGATGCATTCAAGAAAGCCCACGACGAAGCCGAAGCGTTCAAGGCCAGTGCTCCGGGGCAAGCCCTGGATGAGTTCGACGCGGCCGTCGAACGATCTCAAAAACAGCTGGAGGACTGGGGGCAAGCCCTGAAGATTTGGTTCGTCAAGGAGGTTCTTGAAATAAAGGCGATGCCGCAAGCCATCTCCGAAGCGGCCATCGCTATGGCTAATTCCGTGATGGACAACTTCATCAACCCGTTGGTGGATGCCTTCAATAGGTTCGTGCAAACAATCGAGAACGCGTTCACCAGTGTCTCGGAGACCATCACCAATGCCTTCAACGCGATCTGGGGGCCGATCCAATCGGTGCTGGACCAGATCGGTTCTGCGATCGATTACCTGGTCGGCAAGGCACAGGCCCTGATGTCGGCCATTGGAGGCTTGCTGGGCGGTGGCGGCGGCGGTGAAGTTCAAGGACATGCGGCCGGCGGTGTCGTGGGCGGCGCACCTGGGGTCGACCAAAACCTCGCCCTCCTGTCGCGCGGGGAATTCGTCCTCAAGGTCGCGGCCGTGCAAAAGTATGGGTTGGGGTTTCTGCACGGTCTCAACACGTTGCAGGCTCCGCGCTTCGCCGCCGGCGGCCTCAATGTGGGTGCGATTGGCCACTCCGCTGCCACCTCCCCGCGCGTCCTCAATCTGACGATTGAAGGGCAATCATTCGCGGGGATGTCGGTGCCTGAGAACACGGCCGCTGCGTTGGAGCGGTTCGCGGTGCATTCGCAGATCGCTTCAACTGGCCGAAAACAATCTTGGCGCAGGTGAACAATACTCGCAGACAGAGGCGCTGAGTTGCCCGCCCCGCTCTATCCAGGCGCACCGCCGAACAATCAGACCACGCTATCGATCAGCGTGATGGGAGTCCCATTGTATTCGGCGCGCGGGTTGTCGCAGACATTGGAACCGATCGATGCGGCAAAAAACATGCGGCGGTCGATCAATGGGATCTTGACCGACGTTGCCCACCAACAGTTTCGCAAATACAAGTCCAAGATCACCTGCACTGATGCGCGCGTCCCGTCATTCGACGGGATATGGCCCGGCCTGACGGTCACGGTCGATTGCGTTGCGTTTTTGAGTTATCCCGTCGGTGGATCGCCGCAGCGTTTGGTCATTGTCGGGTCCAATTTCACTGAAGGAAGTTTCGTCTTCTACCGGCCGCGGCTGACCATGTTGGTGGTGACCAACACGGCTCAGGTTGATGAGTGGGCGGGAACGGTACCCTGGGAACTGGATCTCGAAGAGGTTTAATATAGTGCCGTTCTATTTCGCATGGTGTGGTCCGGGTGAGGCCTTCAGCGGCACTCATATGCGTGAGGACGAGGCGGTCTTGTCGTTCGACATCGCCCACGCCGAGGGACAAATCCCGACACTCGATGTTGAGGTCAAGAATCCGCATGTCGGATTGTTGGCGCCAGGCAGATTGCAATGGACGTGGTTTTCCTGGCAGTCACCGGCCGACGGAAGGGTGACGCCGTTATTTTACGGTCGGCTGGTTGCATTGCCGTCGAACTTGTTGGGGGAGGTGGTCACACTAAAATTTGTGGCCCGTCCGGCAAACTATGCTGCGCAGAAGCAAGCCGTCGCCGAGACCTTGAAGGTGTCACCGTTTTACGATCCGATCTGGATCGATCAATCTCATTTCGATGATCCGGATACCATACTCGAGACCTACACCTCGTCCTGGCACGTGGACCGGTTTGCGCAGACGGTCAGCATCAGCGACATAACATTCGGTGAGGATGGGACCGAAGAATTCAAATTGGAGGATTCCTATTACGACAGCGTTGCCATTTCCTTTGCGCAGGCTCCGCAGAACATGGTCATATTCGACGGTACGATCAACTGGACGCAGCAGGATGTCGGTCTGGTCGGGGTACCGACCACCAGTATCCCCGCTGTCAACGCCGATCAGGTTGCCCTTGATTGGCCGAAGTCCGGCGACCAATTGGGTGGCGGTGTCAGTGTCGCCAGCAGCTCGATTGCTGTCGGCGGGGGTGGTGGGACGGTGACCCAGGATGCCCCGCAGAATGTGAGTATCCAAATCAAGAACTTTTCGGCGCACCATTCGGACGGTGACTTGTTGTCCTACAATTTGTCGATTAGCGGTTATTTGGACGGAGCACCCATCAATGTCAATGGCGCCAGTGTTTCCGGCGACCCGGCGACGGGACAAGCTGGGGAGGGGTTTTATAACGCCCAATACGCAGGGATCCGATATGTTACCGGAAGTGGTGGTGGGAACAATGTTCAAGGGAACATGACGCTGCAGTACGAGATGCAACGCGGACGTACCGAGACACTCAAGTTCGTGGTCACCAGTCTCCTTCAACAAATCATCACTGTGTCGGAGGACGAGCCGTTCAATCCGATCAAGATTTCGCTGCAAGGTTCGGATGTCAATCTTGAATTGGCGGGCCAGCCGCCGCCGTTGGGCTATTCCGGGCGAAGCACGTTCTTCCCCACCGATCGCGGACTGCAATCCATGATCTATCCGATGTTGCTCGCCCGCGCCCATTTGATGATGTCCGCGCGTGCGGTCAAGGTGTCTTTTGATTGCACGTTCGAGCGGGCGTTGAACCTCAGTTGTCGGAAGAACGCCATGTTGCACGATCCGCGGCTACCGGGTGGCCAGATCTTCGGTAAGATTACCGATTATCACATCAAGGGCGCAGGCGACACCGGAACATTGATGGGGACGATCCAATTGGAATCCACCATCGGCACCGGGGATACGATTTTTGTTTCGGAAGGAAGCCCGACCTATGTCGACGAAGATTATGCCGCGGTGGGTTATCAGTTTTACACCAATGCCGATTTGGTACCTCCGACCGATGATCTGACGGTCGAGATACCAGCATCATTCAATGTCGATGACGGTTTGGTGACACCCCTTACGTTCGATCAATTGGTCACGAGGTTCGAAATCCATCACGGTGCGCAGGTCAATGACATCACCGCGTCGCAGTCGTTCTCACCAGATTTTTCGATCCCCGACGCCAACACCATCGATACTTTTGCTCCCGTCGGGGTTCAATATCAAACGGCAACAAACACCAGCACCGCTGTCTGGCAGTCCTATGCAGACGCGATACGCTACAATCCGACCTGGCTTGAAATCAACATAGCCCCAGTCGCCGGTCAATCGTATCACGCTGAGTACGATCTCGGTGTGGGGATTTTGGTTATTCCAAAACTGATCGACCTGGAGGCGCCCAATGCCTAGCTTGGAACAGATCATCCGACCGTTCGTGGTCATGGATACGACACCTCCCGCCGTTGCCCAAACCGCACCTGCCGCACCCTCGACACCGACCACGTTAAATATTGGGTTGGGAGCGGGGGCCGCTGGCGGGAGCACCACGATGCAACAAACGTCGGGGAGCTATTCGCGTGATTGGAAGAAGTACATGACTTCCGTTGTCAAGGAGAAGAAGACCAGTGGTTGAGAGGTTCAATTGAGATGCCGATTATTTATCGAACGGCTGGACCCTGGGGCGCCGGTAAGGGAGCCAACCTCGTCGCTGGTGAGGTCGATGGCAATTTTTACGACATCAACAATCGGCTGACCGTCACGGAAGGAAGCATTCCCACACTAGTCTCGATTTCGTCGTTCGAGGTCAGTGGGAACGTCTTCTACATCCATATGAGCAACGGCACCATTCAAGGGCCGTTCACCTTGCCGCAAATGGCTTGGAACTTTCGCGGAGCGTGGACTACCAACACTTTGTACAACGTCAATGACGTCGTCACCATCAATGGCGGCACCTATATGGTGTTGTTCAATCATATCAGTGTGACCCCGTTCGACCCATACGCCAATGACGGAGCCGGGCATTTTTACTACGGATTGTTGCTGACCAATCCTTCTAACACCATCCCTGTCGGTGGGGAGGCGGGACAATACCTCTACAAGTTTTCGGATACCGATTACGACATGGGTTGGGCAACGCCTGTAGTATACCCGTCCCAAGCCTTGCGTGAGGCTGCTAATCCGACCTATGCCTTGACGTTGGACAACATCGCCAGTTACGTGCGTTGCGTCAATGGTTCGGGATGCACCATTCAGATCCCGAATGACACGGCATTGAACTTGCCGATTTCCAGTGAGATCACGTTTCGCCAATGCACCAACGCCCCTGTTACCCTGCAGGTGGCATCCGGGGTGACCATCAACACGATCGCCGGTTATTTATTCAGTGACGGTAGTGTGCAGACGGGACGTTATGGTGCGGTGATCACGGCGAAGAAGGTCGCTCCCAACAATTGGGACGTGTTTGGTTTGTTGGCGACAGGGGTGTGAGATCTCATGGCAAGTGAGATTCGGGTCAGTATCATCAAACGCATCTATCAGGACGACGACAAGGACAGCGGGACGTGGGTCGATATCGAGCGCGTCTCGGAAATGACCGTGACCGCACCTCACCCTGATGGTTATGGCTTGCAAACGGTGCATTATTCCTTCGATTGGGACCAGTTCGACAGCAATGTGAAGGCTGCCAATGGTAGTGATACGGACTACATCGAGTTCAAGGAAATCGCCGATCCAAATGATGAGTCCAGCACGATCAAAATCCCATTGCGACTTCAGGTCGTCATCAAGGATGCAAACAATAGCTATCGTCTGTTTTTTGAAAACGGCGAGGACAACAAAACCCGCAAGGTTCATGTGAAGCGCGTCTATGGTTACGACATCGCCGATAGTCAACTCGATGCGCAAGGACAGCCGCCGAGCGATGCCAAGCAGTATAAAAACCTTCTGCTGGACGACATCAAGAACGAGGGTCATTACATCGATGTCGAGATCATCGACAAGCACGTGCTCGAGCAGAACAGGGGGATGACCTACTCCAAGAAGAATTGGGCGCAGGACATCAATGCTATCCTAACCGAGGGCCTGTGATGTCGAATGGGAGTGGCGAGATCGACCCTCCGTGGCGATTGGATCCGTTGCAGAACATCGTCAACGTGCATTGGGGCGGTCTTGCTGCGGAATTTTTGGATGGTGACAACTATCTGAGTTATTCGGCTGGTGTCGATGATTTCAGCGAGGCAGTGATCTCACTGTGGTTTCGGGTACCGCAGGAATCGATTGACGCCGCAGCCGCAGCATATAAGTCGGATTCCTCCCTTCCCTTCAATGGAATCATCCCGCTTGTGGTCATGGGAAAGAAAGGAAATACGGCAGGCGGGGACAGCCTAGACCCTACCTATATCGGGTTGGTTTGCGGTCTAGGTCCAGAGGATAAAAATACTGCCGGCTTGTTTGCGAACTTCGAGACTTGCGCGGAGCCGGATATAAATATCGACCACCTAAAAGAAGGCAGTTCGACCGCGTCGATTAGTACTCATGCCGCAATTACCGCGGACTCGTGGCACCATATGCTGGTTTCCGTCAAGCTCGATGACATGTCGAGCACCGGTTGGGCTTTTGATGACGAAGATATAGCAGGAGGAGATATTACCGGTCACTTTGGAGGTTTATCGCATGTCTACATGGCGATTGATGATGTCAATCTCCTCGGGTCCGACCTGACCGGTGACTACCCCGAGGGATATGATGACAAAAACGCGGTTGCTGCGTCAGATTGTATAGAAATTGCCAACGAAATACAGCCTAGTGAAGTGCCACCAGGTTCTCCCCTTGGCACTCCAGCAGAACCAACCGGCCCGGTACCGTCTTATTCGGTGAGCAGCCTCACGGTCCCGGGCGGGGGGAATCCGATTGGGCTTCCCGCAACCTCGGAGTTCGCAAGTAGTATCCTTCGTGTCGAGATGGCCGAGTTTCAAATGTGGACCGGGGTATCTATGGACACCAGTGACGAGACGTTTCGACGCGCCTTCATCGACGCGGATGGCAAGCCGGTGCCTCCGGATAGGAAGAGGGGTGATGGTGAAAGCTCGGGCTCCATCGAGTTGATGGGATCGCGACCGAATGTTCTTTTCAACGGGTCCGGTAATTGGATCAATGGTAAAAACACCGGCCCCCCTCCTGACGCAACCCCCTCCGGACCACCACCGGTAGGACCGCCACCCCCTGGATCGTTCGATTTTACCCCGACCGGTACGATCAAGGCATACAAGCCCGATCCAAGTTTACATGGACCGCAGAGTTGATTGAAAGTATGTTGGGATGCTCAATGGTGTCATTGCCGAAGAACTGTTATTGGCGTTGGCAACGACGCCGGCGGACGGTATCGTCGATGCGGACATGTTTCCGCCGCCGACGGTCTCCGTTCCGGGCTTCCTATTGTTTGAAGGTCTGTTTCCCGCAGACGACATCTTCTATCCAGCGTATGTCGGCGACATCAATCTCAGCATCCACCCGAACCTGTTGGTCGACCCCGACGCAATCTATCCCTTTACCACGACGCGCAGCATTGCCATCGTTCCATCGTTGTTTACGGACATCGATGTCATTTACGCGCCGGTCGTCAACAACAAGGTCCTGGCACCGCAACTGTTCATCGATGTGGAGCTCTTTGGTGGTCTCAAGAAGCTTCAACAAGGCCAGGCGACCATCAACCAGCAGTTCCCGATCGATAGGGTCATAGATGTTGATAACGTCTACGGCGCGGTCATCGGATTTGCCGGTATTACCCTCATCACCCAACAGGCATTGTTGGCGGGCTCGGATGATGTCGTCTATCTTAATGAGACCACCAGTCGCGATACCGTGTTGCAATTCGGATCGTTCGTTCATGAAACGGCCGCGTACACGGCACCCCCATCCGGCGCGCTGTTGGCCCATCTGGTTGTCGATACCGACACCATCCCGATACCGAATCTATTGGGATCGCTCGGACCCCCGCTGTTCCAGGACATCGATGCCTTTTACGGCCCGGCCAGACTTTACACATTACAACCAGGTGCTGTCCTTGACAGCGATGTGGTTTTCGCCCCGCGTGTGGGCCGTCAACTGCTACCGGACGTCGTCTCGGATCAAGACACCTTCAACGGCCCGACCTTCACCTTGCCTGGTTCGTTCGCCTTGTTCGTCGATCCGGCGGAATCCATACCAGCCCCGACTGTTACCCCGCAGCGGGCGACGATTTTGCCGCCCTTGCTCAATGACGTTGACGCGTTCACCACGGCAAGGCTCGATGCGGCAATCATCGCGCCCATTCTGCCGGACGATACTATCTTCCGAGTTCCGGTTACCAGTATCGGGCCACTCACACCGGTGGTCTCGGTCATCGATCCCGAGCCATTCTTTGCGCCCGTCATCGGCGATGCCCCACACGTGCCAAGCCTCGTCTTGGATACGGACGTCTTCCTGGCACCGAGTATCGGCATCACACGGGTACTCACAGTAGGGATTGTCACCGACAGTGACGGGTTCTACGCACCGGCCGCGGCCCAGTCCGGCTTTGACGGCACACTCGTCCTCGACGGGCCGATCATGCCGTCGACCCCACAGCCTACCGTGATCTTCATCGAGGGTTAGGTTCATGGCATTCTACGATCTTGCCTGGTACTGCAACGCCGGGGATCAATCGACCACCGGCCATTATGCAGTTGCGAAGTGGGCCGCTACTACCGCAATTGCGGCTGGCGCGCTGCGTCGGCAACTCACCGCGCCTGCGGTCGGAAGCGAACGGGTGTTTGTTTGCATCGTTGCCGGTACGACCGGCTCCACCGAGCCTACCTGGGTTCTGACGCGCGGCGCCAAGACCACCGACGGCACTGTTACTTGGATGGAATGCACGGGTGCATCCGCCGTCAATGGCGATCTGACCAATACAGTGAACTGGACGGCAGCCAAGGCGATCGGTGCTCCCTCGCTGGGTGCGATCATCCAACGAAATTCCGGCGCGAGCTGCCAGATTTGCACGACGGCCGGGACGATGGGAGCTTCCGAACCGGCGTTCAGCAACACGGCTGGCGTGACGACTTCGGAAAGCGGTGGGACGGCTGTTTGGACCTCGTTGGGCGCAGTCGGCAATTTCACCGGAGGACAGGCCCCGCACGCGCGCCTCCCCAATGCCTGCGCACCCACTTGGTGGGTCGCTGGCAACACGATCTATGTCGGTGACAATCACGCCGAGTCGCAGGCCACGGCCATTACCATCAATCCGGCGTTGACCCAGGCGACGGTCGGCAAGATCGTTTGCCACGACCATGTTGGCAGCTATCCACCAACATCGTCCAATTTGAAAACCACGGCAACGATATCAACGACGGCGGCAGTAGCTATCAATTTCAATCCTGTCAGTGGGGCAATCTACGTTTATGGACTGACGTTTATTTCCGGGGTCGGACAATCGGCCGGATCATCAAACATAGCGTTGTTCCCTAATTCAGCCTTCTATTATTTCGACGCCTGCAATTTCAAGTTGGCTTCCACTGCAGCGAACACCCAGATTGTGCTGAACACGACCAGTGCCGGTGCCATTGTCTGGAACAACGGCCAGGTCAGCTTTGCCAACATTGCGCAATTTGTGGCTTTTGGTACTACCAGTTTTATTTGGCAGAACACCGGGCAGGTTTTGGTAAGCGGTTCGTCGGTGCCCACGAATCTCCTTGGTCAATTGGTTCCCGCTGGTCTCAGCAGCGTCACACTCGAAGCGCTTGATCTCAGTCAGGTCACTTCTGTTTTTGCAACAGCCACCATTTCGATTGGCAATTGGGTCGTCAAGGACTGCAAGCTCAATGCTTCCGTGACGTTCTCGAATCCATCGAATGTCGGTCAAATAGTCCAGTCTATTCGGGCCGACGGCGGTGCTACAGCTTACAAGTCCGCCCGCTATGCCTACGAAGGCACCGAGACGACGGAGACGAGCGTTACTCGTGTCGGCGGCGCGAGTGATCCGACCGGGCAGGCGCAAAGCCGTAAGATTGCCACCACAGCGAATTCGCAATGGCTGCGGCCGTTCAAAGCCGAGCCTTACGCGATCTGGAATCCGACCACCGGGTCGACTGTCACGGTGACGGTGTACGGCACCATCAACGCGGGCGCGCTGCCGAACAACGATGACATTTGGCTGGAGGTCGAGTATCTCGGATCGGCGTCATTCCCGGTCGGAACGATTGTCGCGACGACCAAGTCCAACCTGCTCGCCGCCAATGCGGCAGTGGCATCGGACGGCTCGACCTGGAACGGCGGCGGGTCGGGTGCCGGCTGGTCACCGTTCAAGCTCGTCGCCACGCTGTCGTCGCCCCAACCCGGCATGGCCGGTTATCTGCACGCGCGAGTGCGTGCTGCCAAGCCGTCCACGACCTTCTACATCGATCCCAAGATTGTCCTGACGTGAGGAACGCGCTCGAGGTCTATTTGATCGTAGGGGCGCTCACCGGATTGGTGGTGGTGTTTAATAATACCCGGCCAATGGGTTCGCTCGTCTACGCGACATCACTCCTGGTTCTGATTCTGCTGTGGCCGTTATGTCTCCTCGGCGGGGCGATCAAGATGAGCAGAAAGAGCGGGAAGGCATGATGCAGGAACGCATTACCGCGCCAGGACGTCAGTGCGGCTCCTGCTCGCTGTGCTGCAAGCTGCTGCGCGTGCTCGAGCTCGACAAGCCGGCGAATGAGTGGTGCCAGCATTGCCAGCCCGGTCACGGGGGCTGCACGATCCACGAAAGCCGCCCACAAATCTGCCGCGGCTATTACTGCGGCTGGATGTTGTCGGATCGCGTCGGCGACGAATGGTACCCGCTGACCTGCCACATGGTCCTGTCGATCGGACGGATCGACGGGGTCCAAATGGTGACGGTGACGGTCGACGGCAAATATCCGCTGACCTGGCGCGAGCCAAAATATCACCAGCAATTGGTGCGCATGGCGCACGGCGGCCTAAAAGTCGACGATCCGGAGAAGGTCTACATCGTGCAAGTGCGGGTCGACAATCGGGTGTGGCTGGTCCTGCCCGACCGCGACATCGAGATCACCAAGTGTTCATACATCCTGAAATTGGCACGCCCTGGGGAATGGGAGGTCGAGCAGTTCCCAGATAGCGAAGCAGCGGCTGATAGGGTTGCGGCGCTGACCGGTGCCAATGCAGCCTAGCTAGGCTTTGACCACTCTCACCTCTGTAAACGACCAGGTCAATGCAATGACCCAGCCTAAAACCGTCCAACCCAGGAACGCGTTGATTATGAAGATAGCCGCATCATTCTGGTGGCGTCTTTTGGCGGCGATTATGGTCGGGAGGAAATACAACACGAAGGCACACGCAGCGAAGATTAGAGCTGCTATGCGCTGACTTGCATCTCCATTGGCAATTATGCCGATGAGCGATGCTCCACCAACCATTATGACCAAAAACCAAGCAATGGCTTTGAAGCATCTCACGGCCAAAGACTTGCTTTTTATTGACGTGATCAGTACAAGGGCGGGTACCAAGAAGACGAATAGTAAAAGCTCCATGTTCTCTCTCTTTGTGTTTTGTCATCATGACACGTGAAATTTGCGACTGGCTTGTTCGCCGGGGCCAAAGGTTTGCTTCCTGATGCCATTATGTCGCGCCGGCGAGCTTCTTGCGCGCCGCCTCGACGTTCGCCTCGATCCGGGTATGGATTTTCGCCGCGTTCGTCTTGATGTCGGCCAGCGTGGCCTTGTTGAGCTTTTGCCACTTGTCGACATCGCCCGCCGTCCTGGCCGTGCCGATGGCCGCGAGGTAGGAGCTGCCCCATTGCACGTACCGCCGCCATTGGGTGTCGGCTTTTGGCAACGCGATGGTGTGGGGGGCCTCGATCTCTCCGGTCTCCGGATTGTGCGGAGGTACGACGGGAGCCGGCACTGGCGAGGGCGGCGTGCCACCGGCGTCGACCGGTGGATTGACGGGCGGGAGCTGCTCGAGCCGCGCGTTGCCTTTGCTGGTAGCCTCGTCAAACTCTTCCGGCGAGAACACACCCAGCATCATTTCCGGCATGTGCCGACGCGCCCACACCCTGGTCCCGTGGTACATCAGTTGCTGGTCCGGTTGCTTGCCCCATTGCGTGTTCGAGGTCTTGGCGTCCTTGAGCGTGACCGTCACGCTGCGGACCTCGTCCTCGCCGCGCACGCGGCCGCTCACCGTGATGGTGCGGTCGTCGCCTTTGCCTTCATAGGCGAACGACAGTCGTTCAGCGAGGTTGCCTCGCACGTTGATGACTGCGGCAACGAGTTTGCCCGAATACATCAGCTTGCCCTGGATGACGCTGCACTCCTGCGCCACCGCGAACGGGTCCATCTGCCAGCGCACCGCTTGCTGGATCACCATCAGGCAATCGGGCGCCGATTTTTGCAGTGCGACCGGCACCAGCCGGGCGCCGGCCATGACGTCGGCAAGCTGCATGGCCTCTTTCAGCGTGGCTGGGATGAGGCCCTGCATCGGTCGCGAGACCGCCGCCGGATCGAATTGGATGACGTTCATACGCGCGACTCCTTGAGTGACAGACGACCGGCGCGATCGCGGCGGATTTCGATGCCGTGGCCGTGGCAACGCACGGCGTCGAGCGGGACGAGGCCTTTGAGGTCTTTCTCGGCGGCCAGTGCCATGCGGGCCGCGATGCGGTTGTCGAGCCACGTGACCGCCTCTGACGCCCAGAGGTTGTCGCCGGTCATGTCGTAGGTCTTCATGGGTTTGACCCGCGGCGGGAGCGGCGGAACCGCTACTCGCTCCACCGGCTCGGTCAGCGTCTCGACGCAATGCCAAAAGCTGTCGACCCGCTCCCACAATGCATGCTCGTAATCGGCTTCCCACTCGACCAGGCGCTCGACCGGCTCCTGCCCGCCGTGCACGATCAAGAGCGCGGCCCGGTCCGCTCCCAGGCAGGCACGCTGGCCGATCAGTTGCGGCGTGTAATAGGCCTCGACCTCATCGAGCTTGCGCCAGGGGCCGGGCGCCTTGCAGTCGATCACGGTGGCGTCGTCGGCGCGGAACGCATCGAGCGTGCAGCAAAAGTACGGCCGCTCGGGATGATGCACGACGTCGCCGCGGTGGGTGAGCGCGCGGCCGGTTTTGCGTTCGTGCCAGTCGAGTGCGAAGGGCTCGATCCAGGATCCGAATTGCACCGCCCACTTGTCGTCGAGGTCTTCCGGCTCCCAGGCCGGATCGCCGACAAGGCGCTGCCATTCGCGCATGATCTCCGGCTCGTCCCAGGCCATGAGCTTAGGCAGGAACGAGGCGGTCAGGCAGCCTTCGCGGGCCGCGAGTTGGAGGGGGCTCAGCATCAGGCGAACCTCCGCGGCGCGTAATGATCGCGCAGCTCCTCGCGGAGAGCCGCGGCCGCGTTCTCGATCTCGAAAAAGGCATTGCCTTCGATGGTCGCGAGCAGCGGGGCCGCGAACAGGCTCAGGTCGATCTTGGTCGTGGCGTTCTCAGCCACATGGTCGCCGATCGCGGTCATGTAGTCGTCGACGACCTCTGCGATGTCCAGCATGTGCTGGCCCAGGGCGTCGAAATGCGCCGGCTCGTTATCCGCGGGAATGACCGGGACGACGAGGCGGGCGAGCCCGGCGAGCATCGCGGCATGGGCGAGCTCGATCGGCTGAAGCTGGGGACGGGCGCCGGCCCCCGCTGACGGGGCGGGCGGAATCGTAGTACGGCTAGGGGTAGCCTGGGGTGCCATGGGTAACCTCCTTGGCGGTCTGGGTTAGGGATGGAGCGAGGTGGAGGCCTTGCTTCATCCCGACATTTGCTATATAGACTATTCGCCATGGCGAAGTCAATAGTCTATATAGAAAAAAGACGGGGACGGGGGCGTCCAGCCACCTTTTCGACCCATGTTCTCACGGCGTTACGGCCGGAATTGCTGGCCGATCTCGACGCCTGGCGCGGCCAGCAGGGCGACAGCCCGTCCCGGCCCGAGGCGATCCGGCGACTGCTCGTGCAGGCGCTGTCCGGGCGGCGGCGCCGACGGTCGGTCAAGAATGATGGCACGGATTAGATTTTGGCGGGCACGAGGCGAGGCGCTGGGTCAGCGGCGCTGCCGGGAGGGTAGGTGCTCTCCGGATGAAACCGAGATCACATGATGACCTCCGTCAAATCGTGGTTCAACGAAAACCAGGCGCTGGTCTATTTTCTGGTAGCGCAGGGAATAGCCATCGGCGCGGCTGTGCTGAGCATGACCGCATACATGGTTGAGCTTGAATCGCGGGTGATGACGTTGGAAGTCCGCGGGTCACCGCACCTCGCGGAGATCAACAACCGGCTGACCGTGACCGAGAAAGAGACGCAGGCGAACCACGACAGTCTCCAACGAGTGATCGATATTATGACACGCGAGCTGGGGAAGAAGCCATGATGGATCGTTTCAAGGAGTTTTTGTACGTGCACCAAGCTGGCTTGGTAACGGCCGCCGTCTTGCTGGTGGTCGTCGCCGCCGGCATCTACCTCGCGATTTACTGGCTGGGAGGAGCACAATGAGCTACGGTCGGATCGTGATCAGCAGCGGCCACGGCAAATATGTCCGCGGCGCCAGCGGGTTGCTCGACGAGGTCGAGGAGGCCCGCAACGTGGTCAACCGGCTTGCCGACCGGCTGCGCGACCGCGGCGTGAACGTCAAAATATTCCACGACGACACGTCCCGATCGCAGGACGAGAACCTCAAGACCATCGTCGAGGCGCACAACGCGCAGCAGCGCGACCTCGATGTCTCGGTGCATTTCAACGCCTATGTCGAAACGGCGAAGCCGATGGGGACCGAGGTGCTGTACATCACGCAGAACGCGCTCGCCGGCCAGGTGGCGGCGGCGATCGCCTCGTGCGGCTTCACTAATCGTGGCCCCAAAAAGCGCACCGACCTTTATTTTCTCAACAACACGACGATGCCGGCGATCCTGATCGAGACGTGCTTCGTCGACAGCGCGGCCGATGCCGAACTCTACAACGAGGAATTCGATGCGATCTGCCGCGCCATTGCCGGCGTCCTGGCCGGCGGCGAGGAAGCGCAAGCGCCCGAAGCCTCGTTGTGCGGCAAGGTTTCGTGGTTTGGCGGCCCGAATGACAAGGGAGTGTCACCAGATGAGGGACTGGCTTTTATTGATGAGGTCGAGGATGCACCGCATCTCTTTCTTCATCGACAGCCTCCGCAAACTACGGGCCTCGCGCGTCGACTGGATCCCCACGCCCACTATATCGCTTGCCGATGGGACTACGACAAAACACCCAAGCCGACCCTACTCGAGGGTGTAGCATTGGTGCGGGCGATCAAGACCGACCGATCCCTTACCGCCTACCCCGCCGACTGGGGACCGCATGAGGGCACGGGTCGGGTCGCTGACATCTCACCCGGGCTCATGGAAGCCCTCGGCATTCAAACGGATGACGAGGTCGAAGTCATTTTCCCTTACGAGAAATTGTCGATAAGATAACGATTGTTACCCCCCATGACTTGGCCCCGCCTTGCGGGGCTTTTTTTATTTCTTCGGCTTGTTGTTCAACAATCCCAACTGCATGGCGATGACGGCGGCGTTAGTGCGGTTGGTGGCGCCGAGATGGGTCTTGATGCGCTCGATGTGATCGAGGACCGTGGTCGTGGACACGCCGAGCTCGCGAGCGATGGCCTTGGCGGTTTTACCGTCCGCGATGAGGCGCAAGACGTGCCGTTGGCGCTCTGTCAGCGTCATCGACGGAGGGCGCGCGCGCTTTGGTCTATGGGGCATTTCAACCCCATGGTAGTGCTGGACCATTCGAGTATGCGCCCCTAACAAATTAGGGGTCAATTTAACGTGAGATTCGCGCAAAGGAATCATAATTGACACAACCCATGGATGGCGGGCGCTGGGCGAGCCGCTATCGGCGGCGGCTATAAGTGGAAATGGGAGTCATATAGCTACAAGTTTTGGTGGCAATGAGTGTCATCCTGACTTCATATTGGATCGGGGCGGAAACGACGGCTGGAGAAAAATACCGGGGATCAATCACACGCAACTTAACTCAAGAGGAGCGACGGTGATGGGCCAGGTAATCAGCAAAAGACAGGTTCTCGGCAAGCGGATCAAGCAGATCCGCGAGCATCGCCTCATGACGCAGGCCGCGCTCGGCCAGGCGATCGGGGTCAGCAAGCACGCCATCTACCGTATTGAGAAGGGTGATAGGTGGATCACGCTCGAGGTGCTTGAGCTGCTGGCGCGCGCGCTGCGCTGCAAAATGAAGGACTTGCGGATGGACCCGGCGGAAGCCGACCCGCCGCTCGTGCGGGCCGTGCCGCGCATCCGGCCGAAGCTGTGGGGGGATCATGCAAGAGCGCGACCACCCGACGACCAGGGCTGAGCCCGCCGACGGCGCCCCGCGTCTGCGCTGCCCGCACGCCGGCGACGGGGAATGCCGCTATCGATGTGCGGCCCGCGTTCGCCGCTGCCTCATCGCGGACGTCATCGCGGTGGCGGTCCTGGCCGAGAACGACGAAACCACCTAGCGCGGCTTTTGCCCGAGCCTTCAGGCTGGCCCGTGGTGCGCCCGGCCCCCTGGGAAGATGGGTAGCGGGCGCGTGCGGAACGCGCACGGGTGGCCGCTTGTGGGGCTTTGGGAGCATTCCTACCCTGGGGCCTACTTCGGCCCTTCCTGCGCCCTACCCGGCGCCCATCTGCGCAAAAACCCTACCCATGCCCTACCCAGGCGCTTTTCCTGGGTAGGGCGCCTCATGCTAAGTATTTGAGATATTGTCTATATTAGACATATCTCAGCCGCGAACACGCACATAGCTTCTGGGAATACGACACTTGCAATGCATGGCGAGGAACTGCTATGCTTGGAAATATGATGCAAGAAAGATCGATGTATCAAGGACAACTCGCCCACTAGCGTTGAAGCCAATGGAAATGGATGGAAGCCAATATCTGAGCTAAACCCTACCCATGCCCTACCCAGAAACACACAAAGGCTCTTACGAATGAAGCTCTCCGACAAGACGATCCGCACCCTGGCCTGCCCGGCCGGCAAGACCGACACGACGTTCTGGGACGAGGGCATCCCCGGCTTCGGGCTCCGCGTCCGCGCCAGCGGCGCCCGGACCTGGACCGTCATGTACGAGGTCGATGGCCGGGGGCGGAAGATATCGCTGGGCTCGCCGGCGATCGTTCCCGCGGCCGCGGCGCGCGCCAAGGCCAAGGACATCATGGCGGCCCGCCGGCTCGGCGGCGACCCGGCCGGCGACAAGACCACCTCCCGTGCCGAGGCGGCCACGACGATCGGCGCCCTGCTGCCGCGGTATCTCGTTTGGAAAGCGCCGCGGCTCAAGCCGAAGACCGTGCGCGAGACCACCCGCCACCTCAACAAGTGCCTGCGGCCGCTGCACCGCGAACCGATCACCGCCGTGACCCGCGCCATGATCGCCCGGCGCCTCACCGAGCTCAGCGCGTCCAACGGCTCGGGCGAGGCGACCCGGGCGCGCGCCTCCTGGTCCGCGTTCTTCATGTGGGCATGCCGGGAAGGGCTGATCGAGAGCAACCCGGTTGCCTTCACGAATCCGCCGCGCGAGCCCGTCGTCCGCGACCGCGCCGTCACCGATCCCGAGCTCGGCGCCATCTGGCGCGCGCTCGACGGCGATGACGTGGACGCCGATTATGCGGCCATCGTCCGGCTTCTGATCCTCACCGGCGCGCGGCGCGATGAGATCACCAGCCTGCGGCGCGGCGAGATCGATATCGGGGCGGCGTTGATTACCCTGCCGGGCGCCCGCGTCAAGAACAGCCGCGAGCATGTCATCCCGCTCTCGGCGCCGGCGCGCGCCATCCTCGCGGCCCGGCTGCAGCACCGGCCCGATAGGGATCTGGTGTTCGGCTACGGCGAAGGCCCGTTCTCCGGCTTCGCCAAGGCGAAAAAAGAGCTTGACGCCAAGCTCGGCCCCGCCGTCGCGCCCTGGCGCCTGCACGACTTCCGGCGCTCGATATCGACCGCCTTGCACGAGCGCTTCGACGTGCCGCCCCATATCGTGGAGACCATCCTCGGCCACGTCGGCGGCCACAAGAGCGGCGTGGGCGGCGTCTACAATAAGGCCCTCTACCTCGACCAACGCCGCGCCGCGCTCGAACGGTGGGCCGCACATGTCATGCAGCTCGCCGGCAACCGAATTGGGCGTCCGCGCCGCGCGGCGCTCGCTGACAACGTCGTCGCGCTCACCACCGGAGTTTGAAAATGGCTATCATGATGGCGAAGCTCTACCTAATGGGGCGTTCAACAAGTTGCGGATGGGAGTTGTGAAATGCAATGGGGAGAGCCATGGCCGACCAAACGTGAGCGTTATCGTATCATGGGTGACGATGAATGGAGGCTCTGGTGGGCGTGGTACCCGGTAACTATACGGCTAGAGAACACGTGGGCTTGGTTGGAAATGGTTGAATATAACCAGCCTATGAGATTTAACTTGCCGGAGTATCGTATGCCACGAGCAGAACGTCGATGAACAACGTCTTTGATCAATGAGTATGGAACAAATAACACTTGAGGCTGATTGCGACCAATCTGGCCATGACGATCGCAATCCTGTTCAAGACGTTTCTATAGCCTGGTGGGTCAGGCCCGCCAGTAACTGCGCCTGTAGCGTTACCAAAGTAGGGTGGTAGTTGTTGACGTTAAATAGCGCCAATGTTGACCATCCGTCCTTGAGCGCCGTCCGCAGTTGCTCGATATCGGCTTCCAGCGCAGCAATATCACGCTCGCGGTTGCCGATAAGCGCGTGCAACAGCGCGTTGGCATTCATCAGGTCATCGCGTTCGGCTCGCAGCCGGTCGATCTCGGCCGCCAAGCAGATTGGGCACATTCCGTCTGCGACCGCTGCCTCGGATTCCCAGTGCGAGTGCCTGCATGGCATTTGGAATCTTCCCCTCTCTCAAGGAGACTGCCCAATCATCCGCGACCTAAGAGCTTCTGTTGTCGGCTCCTCGCCGGTTCCACGGCAATTCTCGCATCGCGTTACCCTCGGATTGGTCGGCGGCTCATCCCGGCCATCGTCGGGCCAGTAAGCTCCGTCGCGCACCCAAAAACGACCCATTCCCAAACACGAGTTACATGGCCTTTTGGTAATTCCGTTCATTGGTGACTACTTTTGACAGGTCGCAAAAATTCAACCCAAATGAACTCTGGCGCACGGCGCCCAGCACCGATCGACGATCTTTCCGGTCGGATCGAGCAGCCTCACCTCTCCCTGTCGTAAGTCGCGCTTGATCGTTTCAAATACTGGCCTCACTGACGCTTCGTCCGGTCCTACGGCGCGAACCTTGCGTGTATCAGAGTAGCGCCCGCCGTGCCGATCAACGATCCATGGATTAGACGTCACCGCCGTTCCCCTTCTTCGGCTCGCCGGCGTCGAGGCGCTCCTGCAACGCGCGGATGGTTTCGATGACGTTGGTCGAGCGGTTGACGAAGTCGGCGACCTGCTCGCCGGCGATCTTGCTGTGCTCGCGCACGGCGGCGGCGAGCTTGCGCAGCTTCGTGCCGATCTCGCCCGCGGCCAGCTCGACCGCCGCTGCCGCTTCCTCGATCTCGTGCGCGGCGGACTCGCCGATTTGATCGACAGCTTGAACAGTGACGCCGGCGAGCGCCAGCGGGTCACGAGCTCGCGGCGGTATGTAGTCTTGCTCGGTGGTCATGTGCTCCTCATTGGCTGTTGGAACGTCCGCGCGATATGGCGGGCGAGCGGCTGCGGTATCTTGGCGATCATGGCCGAGGCGAACTTGCGGGTTTTTCCAATGTGCTGGCGCTTGTCGTCTGCGGTGCGCCGGTATTGCGCGCCCTCGACCATGTGACCGAATTCCCGAGCGTTGGCGACATTGAAGCCCACTGCGGACAGGTCGATGCCGGGTTGTTTCAGTCCATCGTCGTATTTTTTGCCCTTCTGGCCGCCTTGCCGCGTCGGACATGTTGGATCGCGAAACCAGTCGCCAGCGTGTTTCCGCCCATCCGGGTTGCGGCCTTTGCCGCTGGTCGTGTTGTGGGCGACGGCGAACCACGAGCCGCCGGTGTTCTTGATGTCCTCGCGCAGCCGTCGCTCAGCGGTGGTATTGAACGCCTGCGCCTTGTAGCCGGGTGTCCCGTAGCCGTTGAAGTAGATGCCGCCGACTTTGGAGCCAATCGATGCGGATTGAATGATATGCCCTGGAGACCCATTGAATGGGCGCCGGACATAGCCCGGTTTCTCTGCGTTGTTTGGCTGCCCATTTACAAGCGGAACCTTCGGTTCTCTCAAACGCGATGTGACCGGCATGAGCGCCGGCACGTCGCCCCACAGATAGAACGAGCCGAAGTTCCAGCGCGCCCGCCCGACCCATTTCTGCGCGCCGCGCACGTTCTCGACGATCATCGGCACATGCCGGCCGGCCGCCTCGCACGCCTCCCGCTGGATGCGGAAACACGCCTCGAACAGCGTGTTCTCGGGTGGCGGGAGCGCCCTGGCGCGCTTCCACGGCATGGCGCGGTAGCTGTAGGCTTGGCAGGGCGGGCTGGCCACGATCAGCGCAGCGTCCCGGAACTGGCTCCCGTGCAGTGTGGTCACGTCCTGCAACACGAGCTGGGCCGGATAGCGGTGGTCGCCGTAGACATGCCGCTCGATGTCGAAGCCGACCACGTCGTAGCCCTCAGCCAGCAGCGCCTCGGTCCAGCCGCCCAGGCCGCAGAAGAGGTCGATGGCGAGCGGTTTCATGGCTTTTGCGCCAAAGTCGGCAAAATATCCCCTTGACAGGCAGGGCCATTGGCCCTATATTCAATCCATCGCAAGGGCAATCCTGCCCGGTGATGGAGCGCAAAATGACCAACCTCGCAGCATTCACCCACAAGCCCAAAGGCCACCTTGACGGCGTTTACTTTCACCCCATCAATACCAAGGCGCTTTGGGACAAGGTTTGGGCCGAAGCCCGCAAGCAGGATTGGTTTCCTGCCGACGAGAAGAGCATCGGCTACGTTGGCAATAAGGACGGCTATTTTTATTTTCAGATCAGCGGACTGAAGACGGGGTTTGCCCGCATCAAGGTCTGATGATGACCCCCGACGAATACCGCACCATAATTGAGAGGCTTGGGCTGTCGCAGGTTGCGGCGGCCCATTTGCTTGGCGTGAACGCGCGTACATCCCGGCGGTGGGCATCCGGCGAGCGGGACATTCCACCGCCAGCGCAGCGTTTCCTGCGCTTCCTGATCGTGACCGGGAAGTCTGGAGAATATGCGATGAGGCGGCTTGCCTCATTCCCAGACTGAAGCCAAGCGGCTGCGTTATCTCACGCATCGCCAATACCTCCAGCCGTTATCTTTCGTGTACCAAGTGCGTCCGCGTGCTGGTGGCGCCGCTGACTCATCACAATAGTTCTCCCTCTTTCTTGATAGGCTGATTGTCGGCGAGCACATATTTAACGGGCATAGCGCCACATTCCTCGCATCCATGGCCCCAGACATTGTCCTTACACCATAGACGGTCGGCGCTTTCGCACGTTTGGCACTGAGGCGCCAGCCAAATGATTGGATGGTTATTGTTCATCGATTGCACCTCCAAAAGCGCCAACCATTCTCGCGGGTGTACCAGGTGCGGCCCTTGGCGCCGCAGACCGGATCCCCGCCTTCGCGGGGGGTGGGCGGCTTCAGCGGCGGCGCGATTGACGGCTCGGCCGCGGGCGCAACGATCGCCACCGGCTTCGGCTGCGGCGGCTCGACTATTGGCTCGGCCGCGGGTAGTAGGAGCCGATCGGACTTGCCTTCGGCGATGATAGGCGCCTGGCGCTCAACGGGCGCTGCGGGCGCGACCGCAGCGGGGCGGGCGATATAGACGCCGAGCACCGCAGCGGTCGCCGCGATCCCGAACGTCGCCGCGCCGAGATGGGTCATGGCACCAGCAGCCTCGATCGTCGCTGCGTCAGGGCGGCGGCAATCTCCACTTGCATCTGGCCGACCCCGAATGCGGTGGCCAAGAGCGCGGCGAGGTCCATGACATCTTGCTCGTCGCGCAGGCGCTCGATGCGGCTGTCGGACATCAAGTCGACGATCTCGTCGGCGAAGATCTCGCTGGTCATGGCTCGTTCCGATCTTTGATCCGCAGGGCGTCGCGCAGGCGCATGCCGATCCGGCCAGGGCTGATCTGAATCACCTTGTCGGGGTGACTGTCCTTGAGCGTCCGCTCGCTGATGCCGGCCAATTGCGCGGCCTGCTTGATGCTGACGATCCGCATCATATACACGGCGTCCGGCAGCTCGATGTCCTCGACCCGTTTTCTGCTCACTTTGGCATATCCTCTGTCATCGTCTCGGATTGCGGTGGCACAGTCGGCGTCGCCTCCGTCGCCTCCGTCGAAGGCTGGTCCGCGGTCGTCCCGGCAAAATGATCAAGCACGTTGCCGAATGCCGCGCCGCGCTGGTCGTCGATCGCGTGGACGGTTTCGACGCCGAGCGATTCCGCCTCGTCGCGCTGCAAGAACACGTCGATGTCGCTCGACTGCGGCAACAGTTTCGAGAGCACGCGCAGCGCCGTTTTCTTCATCATCTCGTCCGGCCACTGCTTCCAAGGTGCGTCGTCACGCGAGGCGCGGCTCATCGCGCGGCGCTTGTTGATGTCAGCCAGCGAGAGGTCAGCAATAAAAATCCCGCCGTCCTTGGTGGTTGCCAGCGAATAGACGCGCCGCACCTTGCGATCTGGATTGTCGTTGCTCGGTACGTGCTTAAAATGCTCGCCGTTTTCATCGATCCAGTGTTCGAACACTTCACCGTCATAGACGACGCCGGCGGTGATCCATTTGAATTGCCCGCTGTTGCGGAACTTGCGCAGCAATCCCTGATACATCGGAAGGTATTGGGCCTTCTGCTTGTAGGCGACGATCGCCGCGTCCTTGCCGTCCGGCAATAGCCCATCCTGCGCCGCGCGCATACAGGCGAGCCACAACGAGCGCCGTTCGCATGCGAGCAAGTCGGGGTTCAACTGCACCGCGGTCATCACCGATGAAATGAACCGCTCGGGCTTCATATGCGGAGGCAACGCCGAGCGCAGCGAATCGACGCGCTCTCGCAGATAGGTGTCGAGCACGACCAGCGGGTGGGTTTGTTTGGTTGCGGCTTCGGTCATCTCATTTCCTCGTTGGTTAAAGATGGTGCGCGCCCGGCAGCTTAAAGTTGGGCTTCACATGTGCCGTGGCCGGGCGCGCGCGGTCGCACGCGCCAGGAGGGCTTCATCGCATCGCTGGCGACCGCAAACTTTCATTGCTTGTTCTCCGCGCGATGATGGATGCGCAGCGTTCGGATGTCCTTCGCCTTCATGACGTACTCTGCTCTGTGCGTCGTCTTCCAGGTGATGTTCCAATCCGGCAAGCCGACGACACTTTCGGCGTCGCGCATGCGAAATTTGATCGCCGTCTCGATTTCGTCCTTGCGGGCTTCGTAGCCCTTCATTGCCACCATGATCTCGGCGCGCAGATCGAGCAGTGCGGGCAACTCGTTGTCGCCGCTCAGGTCGACCGTCGTACCGACAACCTCGCGCGGCGCGATCATCTTGAGCAGTTCGGCGTCCTTGCCATAGTCGGGATCGGGCTCGCGGCCGGCGGCGACGTCCGCCCAAAACCTGGTGACTGCTTCGATGATGCGCTGCTCCGCAGCAGGGTGGCGCGGCACCTCGACGATGCTCAGGGCCATGTCGAAGGCATTGATTTCAAGGACGGCGACAACAGCGAATGCGGCCTTGGTCAGCATCGCTTCGGTCAACGCTTGCAACTGGATCCAGAATGGCACCGTGGTGCCGCCTTCCCAGTCGCGCTGAAAAATGTGCGGCGCCGCGGTCTTTGCTTGCAATATGCCGAGGCCGCGCGGGTCGTTGTTAACCACAAAATCAGGCGTTGCGCCAAGCCGCAGATCCGGGTCGCGATAGTAGGAATTGCATTTCTCAACGTGCCAACTTGGCCGGTCTTCGGCGACCGCGAGCGCAACCGCCGGCTCCATCAACCGGCCGCGCCGAAACACACGATTGTCAGCCTCGTCGAACTCGATCCCCGAATGCATGAGATAAAGTTTGAGTGAAGACACGTAAGGATGGGCGCCGAAAAGCGCAGCAACCACGCTGGCGGTCACGTCGTTTTTGCGCAGCGCGAGCCATTGCTCGCGGCCGGTGATCTCGATGCGCTCGATCGTCATCGCGGACAGCTCCGGTCAAAGTGCGGTCACCGATGTTTTAGGTCACATCCGTTGCTTTCGTTTCGGGCCGCAAGATCGACAGCGCGAGATCATATCGCTCGGCAGAAAGCTCACCGCGGTTCGCCAATTTATTGAGCTTGGAGGTGATGGATTGTCGTTCTTGCTCCGATGTCGGATCGTACATCTTGACAGCCTGCGCGCGACTCCGCGGGGGGCCGTATTCGGTCACCATGAGACAGCCGTGATTGATCAGAATATAGTCCCACAGCTTTGATAGATTTCTTCGCACACGCTGTTTGTTGGTGGGCATATTTTGTCCCCAGGCGACGGACGCCAATTCACCTGTGGTAATCCATCTCGTCCTGCCATGAAGCAAGACGTAATCAGCAATGATTGTATGGTTCCAATGTCCGGTTGAAATGACCTGCCTCTTGCCAATCGTCGTTAGCTCAGGCTTGGCGCGCTCGGTGGTTTTTGCTAGCTCACTCATTGTTGTTCCCCTCCTATTCAAGCATGTTGCCTCAATCGGTCGCGCACGCGACCGAGGCGCTGCATTGCGTCTCGCGAACCGCCTTTGTCGGGATGCAGCTCCTTAGCGAGAATTCGGTAACCAATATCGATTAGGCGCAGCGCGAGCTTTTGCTCTGCCTCACGCTCTTGTTGACGGGTCAGACTTTCTTCGCGAACACGCTCTGCCTCGCGTCGCGCCCGCTCGATGTTCTCCTGAACGCCATCGTGCCAAGCCTTTTTTCTCGTTACGTCAACGTGTCTGGGGTCACCAATTTCTCCGAGATATTTATTCAGACTGCCGCCTTCTCGAATTCGAGAACTAGTTGCGCCTGCAACCTTCATATAATCACAGGCCTGGGCGTAGCCCAAATTAAAATTGCGTCTGAGCCATGCTCTGAATTCCGGATTAGTTTGTTGGGGCTTTGCCTCTAGCATCTTCTCCCCAGCGGCAGCGTAGTAAGGTAGGCTGACGCGTTGCGCCGCCTCGCGCGCTAGCTCCAAATCTTTCTTGATCAACGGCACGAGCACGCTTAATGGGCGAGCGACCTTGCCTTCAGAATGTGTGGCTATAGCAGTCATATTATTTATCCTTCTCTTTAAAGTGCGCGCCCGGCGTAGTCGTTCTGGCCATTGCTAGCCTTCTGGCCGGGCGCGCGGCGCTTGTGGCGGACAGGTAGTAGCGTGTCAGGTTCATCCGCGGCGAGCGCATCAGGTTTCCACTCATTGTTATTGGTTGCTTCTTATTTCCACTCATCGCCACTATTCGCAGCCTATTTGGCGCTGCATTTCCACCAATCAACTTTCGCTCAGGAAAATAAATAGTCAAGGCGGGCGCGGCGCAGGCGCAGCGGACAGCGCGACTCCGGCGTACTTCGCAGTCGCGGCGCAGAGGCACTATTGCGCGATAATCATTGGAAAATCCGCAACGAGTCAGTAGCCAAAACGGTCACCAATAATTTTTTTCCGGCCGGAAATGTACCAGCGCGCCCGAGTCTTGACGCCCGCGCAAGATCGGGACCAAGGTGGGCGCTCGCGAACATTCCCGTCACGACCAAATCAATCAAGCAGGCCGCATGACCACCGTGCTCGCCCTCGACGTCGCGACCGTGCCGCAGCGCAAACGATATATCTATGCGCTTTACGCTGGTCGGCAGTTGCTACCTTGTTACGTTGGAATCGGTACCGGCGATCGCATGCATCGCCACCTATCGGAAGCAAAGCGCGCGGATCGAAAAGAGAGCCGGAAATATCGAGTCCTACGGGCCTGCATCAAACGCGGGATTCCCATAAAGGCGTTCAAACTTGCGTCGAATTTAACCATAGACGAGGCGTGCGCGTTCGAACGGTTTTTGATCAACGTCTTCGGGCGACGTGACCTTCAAACCGGTTGCCTTTTGAATGCTTGTGCCGGGGGTCTCGGTGTTCGAAACGTGGCGCCGAGCACAAAGAAGAAATTGGCGGAGGCTGGTCGTCGTCACATGGCGCGACCAGAAATCCAGCAAATGCTCAATGAACGGAAAAACACGCCAGAGGCGCGCGCTCGTCAGGCGGCAGGGGTTACAGGCAAGAACCCATCCGATGAAGCGCGCGCGAAAATGTCTGACGCGCGACGAAGACGCAATGAGCGATTTCCCGAAGAGATGCTATGGCGCAGCAGTTTTTTGCATCCTCCCGCCAAGGGCAGCTTCAAGCATTCGGAGGCAACAAAGCATTTAATTGCCGAAGCCTCTCGTGATCAATGGAATGACTCGATCATTCGTGAACAACGATCAGCTTTCTTTCGAAACCCACCACCCGAGGTAAAGGCCAAGATTGATGCCGCTCGTTTCGGTCGCAAGACTACGCTCGGGAAAAGGTGGTCCGCGGAAACGCGTGCTAAAATGTCTGCATCGCAAAAAGAAAGACGAGCAAATGAGCGCGCTGGTATTGGCCATTGATTTAGCGACTGTCACGGGGTGGGCAAGAGGCGTCGTCGGCGGCACACCGATCGCCGGCTCGGTGCGCTTCGGTACGCGCGAGGCCAGCGAAGGCGAGGTCTTCAGCCAGGCCATCGGTTGGATGAGCAAGGTGCTCCAGATGCAACCGCGGCCGGACGTGATCGTGGTCGAGGCCATGCTGCCGCCCGGCGCCAAGGTCGGACAAACGAATTCCTCTACGCGCGACCGGCTCGCCGGCCTGCACGCCATCGTCCGCGGCGTCGCGCACATCCGCGGCATCAGCGAGATCGCCTGCTATTCGGTCGCCGACATCCGGCAGCATTTCATCGGCGAGCGCAGCCTCAAGCGGGCGCAGGCCAAGGCGGCGATCGTGTTGCGCTGCGAAATGCTCGGCTGGCAGGCCGTGGACAATAACGCTGCAGACGCGTTGGCCGCGTGGAGCTTTGCTTGTTCCCTGATTGACCCGACACAGGCGCTCAAGGTGTCGCCGCTGTTTAACCAGCGATTGCGGGTTCATGTGCAATGACCGAGCGCTACCAATGGACCTATGCCTATGCTCAGCGCAACGAAGGGACTGGGACGAGCCGGCTCGACGACTTCCTAGCACTCGGCTGGTTGCCGCACGACAGCCTGGCGAACACCGCACACGAGCAATATGCCGTTCTCGTCGAATGGCTATGCGATTGCCATTGCCCATTTCCGCCCAAAGTAGAACGGAACACCGCATCAGGCGCAAAGGGAGCGGCCATGAAGCCGCTCGCCATTGACCTGTTCTGTGGGCTCGGCGGCTGGACCGAGGCGCTGCTGGCCGAGGGCTTCGACGTGGTGGGCTTCGACATCGAGCGGCACCACTACGGCGACCACCGCTATCCGGCCCAGCTCGTGCTGCAGGACGTGCTGACGCTGCACGGGAGCCAGTTCCGGGACGCCGCGCTGATCGTGGCGAGCCCGCCCTGCCAGGCCTACAGCTACCGCGCCATGCCGTGGAAGCGCGCCAGGGCGTTGCCGCCGCCGGACAACAGCCTGTTCGAGGCGTGCTTCCGCATCCAGCGCGAGGCCAGCGAGGCGGCCGGGCGGCACGTCCCGCTCATCGTGGAGAACGTGCGCGGGGCTCAGAAATGGGTCGGGCGCGCGCGCTGGAACTTCGGCTCGTTCTATCTGTGGGGCGACGTGCCGGCGCTGATGCCGGTGACAATGCGGCGCGAGGCCACCAAGGCCCCCGGCTGCGCGGCGAATGTGCCCGGCATCGGCTGGACCGGCTTTGCCAATGAAGGCTGGCGCGACCATCACGCCACGAAGAACGCCGGCGGCTCGTGGTTCGCCATCGCCCACAACACGACCAGCGGCAAGGGGCAAAACCCGGATGGGCGCAAGGTCGGCGGCATTGACTTCAACGGCTACGGAACGCCCGGCTACAAGGCGCAGGCGTTCAACACCACGGCGCAGAAACGGATTGGCGGCACCCGCAAGTTCGCCTCGGCCATGATCGCCAAGATTCCCGCCCCGCTCGCCCGCCATATCGCGCGGACGTTCAAAGCAATCCAGCAAGAATGGGAGCGGCCATGACCACATCGACCGAAACGACGGGACGCAGCCTGCGGCCGGCCTATCACCGCTGGCGCAAATGTCCCATTCGCCTCGAGGCCGAGGACTTCGCGCGGCTCTGCCACGCCGCAGGCATGCGCGGCGTCGGGCCGCTCGAGCTGCTCGAGCGCATCGTCAAGGAAACGCTGCGCGCCAATCTCATCGATGCCGTGCTGGACGATAAGCAATGACCGGCGATCGCGTTGCGCCAGTTCTGGCCTTGCGCGCTCGAGCCGAGGCGCGGTCTTTGCTGTTTCGCTGCGGCGAATTCACGCTCGGCGAGGCGCTCGACCCGCTGTTCGCCTATGCCTACAAGGCCGGCCTGGTCAACATGCTGGGCACGGAAGCGATTGAGAACATCGTCTATGACGCATTCGGAATTGAGCCTTCTGCATGACAGAACGAGGTCAATTCACGCGAGGCTTCGCGACATGGAAAAGCATCCTGGCGCCTGTCCAGGACGTTGAGCGTCGCATGGCGATCTTCGAAAGCATGGCGCTCGAGGTTGCCGGCTACGTTGCCAAGGGCCTCGATAAGGGAACGGCGATCGACGAACTCTACTCGACCGCGCAAGCCAATGGCCTGGTCGGACATTTCGGCGAGGACGGTGTGCAGGCGCGTATCGCACACGGCTTCGAGAAGGGTGAGCATATCGAAGAGCCGGGCAAGGCAAATGGCGTCAGGCCGCCGAAGCCGCTCAAGCCGCTGCCGATGATCAACGTCACGCTTTGGGAAGGCGTGTCGCCGCCCGAGCGCCGATGGATCGTGCGCAACCGAATTCCGGCACGCAACGTCACGCTGTTTTCAGGTGAAGGCGGCGTTGGCAAAACCTTGCTGACGATGCAGCTCGCGGTCGCCACCGTGCTCGGCCGTGATTGGATCGGCGAATTGCCCGAGCCTGGCCCGGTCATGTTCATCACGGCTGAAGACGACGAGGATGAAATCCACTTCCGTATGACAAAGATTGTCCAGCACTACGGCACCAGCTTTCGCGCACTCGGTGATCTGCACTTTCTCAGCCTCGCCGGCAAGGATGCCGTGATGGCCGTAGTCGATGGCAAAGGCATCGTGTGCCCAACGCCGCTATTCGCACAGCTCCAGGCCACCGCGCGTGAGATACGTCCACGCTGGATCGGACTCGACACCGCTGCCGATATATTCGTGGTCGACGAGCGCAATCGAACCGAAGCGCGTCAATGCATCGGCCTGTTGCGCGGCCTGTGCCTCGAGATCGATACCGCAATATTGCTGCTCTCGCATCCAAGCCTCTCAGGCATCGCCAGCGGTAGCGGCATGTCCGGCTCAACCGCCTGGAATAATTCAGTCCGATCTAGGCTTTACCTTAAGGCGCCCAACAAGCAGGGCGACGAGGACGACGACGAGTCCGAAATCCGCGTCCTCGAAACCATGAAGGCCAATTATGGGCCAAAGGGCGAGCCGATCAGACTGACCTGGCGTGACGGTTTACTGTTGTCCGAGGCGAGGCCGACGTCGCTGGAGAAACTCTCGCAAGAGGAAAACGCCAAAACCATCTTTCTCACCATCCTCGAGCGGTACAATAAGCAAGACCTCACCGTCAGCATAACCCCCACCGCGCGCAATTTCGCGCCCACCGTCTTTGCCGATCAGCCTGAAGCAAAGGCGCTGCATGCGAAAAAAGCCCCCCGCAGGCACCTCCTCCGAGCGGCAATGGATTACCTCATGTTCCAGAATAAAATTTATCAGGCGAACGGGCCGCAATCCAAACCAAAATCAAAGCGGTCGCCATGCCTCTATAAGGCAGGCCAGATGCTATGAGAGGGGGTTCCACACATCTTCCCCACATACCTGCTCCACATCGAAAATACCTTCTCCACATCTTCTCCACATGTTCCCTTCTTCCCCCCGTACCCCCCACCCGACCAAAGGAAGAAGGTCGGGTGTGTGGAACACCCGACTTCCTTTGGGTCGGGTTCCCCTGGTATTCGCGCCCCAGAAATTTGACGCCCTCGCCGCCGCCGCGCTAAAGGCAAAACCCATGACCTTTTGGGCAGTGGCGCAAACCGTCTCGCAGAGGGAAACCTGCGTCGGCATCCGCATCGCCAGCGAAGGCTTTGAGATCTACGCCCCGCGGATTCGGATCCACCTCAACGGTACGCCGCGCATCGTGGCGCTGTTTCCCAGCTATCTGTTCGTGCGGATCGTCGACCGCTGGCGCATCATAACCAAAACCATCGGCGTGCTCGGCCTGATCATGGCCGGCGACCATCCGGCCTGCTGCCCGGACGCCGAAATCGAGAAAATCAAGGGCGCAACCATGCGCAACGGTTTGGTAAAGCTACCGAAACCACCGAAGGCGAGGTCGTTCAAGCCAGGCCAGAACGTGCGAATTACCTCGGGATCGTTCTGTGGATTCAACGCGATCTACCAGGGCATGAGCGCCCGCGACCGCGAAATCGTCCTGCTCGAGATGTTCGGCCGTGAGACCCGCCTCGAGCTCGGAGCCGGCGATATCATCCAATCGGCAGAGCTACCTATTGCGGGTTCGTCCCATACGAGCTACTAATCGCAAGTCGCGATCAATCAAAGTTCCATCGGTCGCGTGCATTGGTTGCTTTGCATTGTTGTTGGTTTCCATTCCTCGCATCTATTGAGGGCCGAAATCCACGTCCCTCGACCGCGCGGCGCGCGTTTCCAAATACACCCCGAATTGCTGTTTCACGTGAAACGCCCACAGTTGGCCACTGATGCGTCTTGTGCTTTGCCGCTATCCAAGTAGTCGCTATCGCGAATAACGCACCAGCGACCTCCGGGCGGCCTTGGCGGCCATGTCTGCAATGCCGGGGGGGGGAGATGCTAAAATTAGATCCCCCGGCAGGCTATGAGCGCCGTCTTAGTCCAATTTTTGAACTTGCACATAGTTTTGGCACTGAGAAAAAGGAGGCGGTATGAAGCGTGGACCAAAGCCGCAGGCGACGCACCTCAAGCTGCTGCGGGGCAATCCTGGCATGGCGCTGAATCGGCTGAACTTCAACGAACCGAAGCCCGATGCGCTTGCCGATGTGCCCGGCCCGCCTTCGTTTTTGGTTGGGCCTGGTGCCGAGGAGTGGCGCGTCGTTTGCGAGCAGCTTAGGCGACTTGGGATGCTGGTGAAGGTCGATTTGCCTGTGTTGGCCGCCTATTGCCATGCCTTTCAGCAATGGCGCGCGGCGGTGGATATCCTAGCGATGATGGCGGCGGACGATCCGATGACGCGCGGCCTGCTTATCGAGGGAAAGCCGAACCCGCTGATAGCGGTTGCGCATCGGGCTTCGATCGACATGGTGCGGTTTGCCAACGAGTTTGGGTTCACGCCGGTCGCGCGCGTGCGCATCCAGGCGCCGGCTGATGGCGGCAAGCCCAGCAAGTTCGGCGAGCTCCTGGCGGATTAAGCCGTGCTTGCACCTCAAGCAAAGCGCAGCGCGTATGGCAGGAAGCGCGCCGAGAACGTGATCAGTTTTATCGAGAAGCTGACGGTTCCATCCGGGACCGGGCAAGGTAAGCCGTTCAAGCTGCAGACTTGGCAGAAGGCGTTCATCAAGGACTGTTACGAGCCGCACATCGGGCGCCGGCGAGCGGTGCGTCGCGCGATCCTGTCGGTGGCGAGGAAGAACGGCAAGACCGCGCTCATCGCGACCATTGCGCTGGCGCACCTGATCGGTCCCGAGGCGCTCATCAACGGGGAGATTTACTCGGCCGCCAATGATCGCGACCAGGCGGCGATCGTTTTCAAATTTGCGCGGCAGATTGTCGAGAGCGAGCCTGAGCTGGCCAAAGAGATCGAGATCATCACCTCGACCAAGACCATGTTCGTGCGACGCACTGGATCGATCTATCGGGCGGTGAGCGCGGAGGCCGGCACCAAGCATGGGTATTTGCCGAGCGTTGTGATCTACGACGAGCTGGCGCAGGCCAAGAACCGCAATTTGTACGATGTGCTCGATACCAGTTTCGGCGCCCGCGAAGAGCCGTTGTTCATCGCCATCTCGACGCAGAGCAATGATCCTGAGCATATCCTCTCAAAGCTGATTGACGACGGTATGGCCGGCGCCGACCCGGCGATCGTCTGCCATCTGCACGCCGCGGCCGAGGGCTGCGACCTCGACGACGAGGTGCAATGGGCAAAGGCCAATCCGGCGCTCGGCAAGTTCCGCGACCGGGAGGATTTGGTGGCCGCGGTGCGCCAGGCCAAGCGCATGCCGGCGCACGAGCCCAAAGTCCGCAACCTGTTTTTGAATCAGCGGGTGGCGCCGGTCGCCTCGCTGATCTCGCGCGCCGAGTGGATGTTATGCGTCGGCGATGCCAGGATCGACGACGGCGAGGAGGTCTATCTATCGCTCGATCTCTCGAGCGTCGTCGACCTCACCGCGCTGATGGTCGGCTCGGTATCTGATCCGCTGCGCGTCGTGCCGTATTTCTGGAAGCCAACCGACCACCTGACCGAGCATTCCAATCGCGACTTCGGCAGCGGCACGCACCGCTATCAGCAATGGGCCGAGGCCGGACATCTGCGGCTCTGCCAGGGCAAGACCATCGATCCCGAGACGATCGCGCGGTTCATCGCCGATCTGACGATGCGCTACCGCGTCAAGGGCCTCGCGTATGACCGCTGGCGCATCAACGATCTGTTGCGCGAGTTCGACCGCGTCGGTCTGCAGGCTTACGAGGACGGCGAGAAGGGCGGCGACGGGTTGCGCCTCGTCCCTTGGGGACAGGGCTTCAAGGAGATGGGGCCGGCGATCGACGCGCTCGAGCACGTTGTGATGGAGCGCAAGCTCGTCCATCCGGGCAATCCGATCCTGAATTGGAATTTTGCCAACGCGGTCGCGGTGCTCGACCCGGCCGGCAACCGCAAGCTCGACAAAGACAAGGCGCGGTTTCGGATCGACGGCGCGGTCGCGCTCGCCATGCTCGCGGGATTGCGGGCACGCGATTGCCGGGCCAAGCCGGTCGATATCGAAAGTTTGATTGGATGAAACCAACGGAGAATAAACCTATGAAGCGACTTCTTGCTGCGACCGCCGTCCTG